GGTGGCGTTGACGGAGGCGGTGGAGATGGTGGCGTTGACGGAGGCGGTGGAGATGGTGGCGTTGACGGAGGCGGTGGGGGTGGAGCAGATGGGTCATAGCAATCGCTATAGTCAACTGTTCCAAAATTACCATAGCCTAGTGGCTCAGGACTATTGCATGTATTACAATTACCTGCTCCTTCGACACAATTATCGTAGCCTCCCCAATAGGGATCATTCATCCATTGACCAGCAGCACCAGTATTACTCCATACCCATTTACATTGCTCTCCACATCCGTCGTTGGAAGTACATGGTGTAGTAGTCACATCACCGTCAGATCCACTAATGAGTGGAGGTTGGCAATCGCAGTCCTCTCCATTGTCTTCAAAATAAGAGCATCCCATTTCCTCCCCGGTAGCCGAGTCTATTTGGAGTTCCCACTCTCCTTGATACTCCCATACACAGGGACTGGGACAACCGGAAGCAATACGTGCATATCCATGTCCCATTTAGTAACTCCTTAAATAAATTATACGCAGCCGCTACAGACTACGGTTAAATAATCTGTGCTCATAATTTGAGTATTTCTATGAGTAAGCTCTACTTTCAAAATAGCTTCAGTATTTTCCATAAGATTAAACAACATATTAAATTGACCACCGGCATCATCTAATGGCTCACTAGCCACATTAGGAGCATAGTATTTCCCAAAGGACACTGTTCCTGTTACAGGAGTAATGGATACATTACTTAAAGAATCACTAATAATTTTATAATCATATAATTCGCCAAGCCTAGCATCTCTAACATCTACAACTAGGTTATTTGTTTCTTGACAGCATTCTAATGCCAACTGCTTTAGTGGGGCATCAACAAACTTAACAGTTGCGTACGGATCGCAATCTGGTAAACAATCTATACAATGTAATTTAAACAAATCTTCTGCACCAAGACCGTTATAGCTAATAGGTTCTATTTTAACTTTTATAGCAGAATATACATTAAAGTCTTCTGTTTTGCATGGATGATAATTTATATCCTCATATATTTTATAATCTAATAGGTTGGTTTGGTCTAAATTACCAGTTTCTTTAGAAAAAGTAATCTCTGCTGGTATTTCCATCTTTTGGTGGGTAGCTAGAAATTCTCCAGAAATTGCATTAACATACGTAGGCCAATTACTTAATGAAGATTCAAAGTTATAACTATAAGTTTCTCCACATGTTAAACCAGTGACGCAGACAGTAACGAATTGTTTATTATTATCTTTTCCTACTAAATTAGTATCAGATATAGGCTCTACTCCGATATTGCTGCAATTTGCGGGACCTGCACTGGAGCAAGAATCACCAAACGATCCTCCAAATTCTGGCAATGTAATTGGAAGATCTGCAGAACTTCTCATAATAAAATAGTAAGATTCTCCCGGATCTAATTGTGTTAAAGTAGAATCCGTACTAGGTACTCTTCTATTAGTATTTAATTGATCTAGGTCTGTAAAATATACAGGTATAGACTGATCAGATATTTGTGTGGAATGTATAGATAAGGTATTGTCTACTAATTGATACCATTGACTATCTAATAAATCTAAGTTGTTTGATCTAGTAGCAGTATTTGTGGATTGTATGGAAACACCTGACACATCTGGATTTCCAACACCTCCCAAGCTTGGCTCTGCTTCTGAAGGTGGTTGCATAAGGTTTAATCCAGAATTACCAACATATCTGTATATTCCATATTGAGTTGTAATAGAAGTCATATTTTTACCTTATTTATATTTTATTGTATAATACACCATTTTATAGTTAGGGGGCTGTACAAGTACTATCATAGGTCAAATTGTTTTCTCCTCCCATATAGCCGTGATACCAACACTCATAAGAAGTCGTACCAAAATCTCCAGTAATAACCAATGTTACAGTTCCATACCAATAATCATATGTATTACCGTCTAAACCAATTTTTTGACCCTGTAAAGATTGTCCGGTATAGCTCATAGGCTTACCATTAGTGTGAAAAGCTATAGGATGAGCTGCTGGTACATTTGTAAACACATACGTACCTGCTGTTGCTTTGAAAGTATTGGTTTCACTAGACATGAAATCAAAATTATATACATTACTACCATCAGAAGCAGACACTACTGCAACAGGTATACTACCATCTAAACACTGAGAATTTATTGTTTGAGAAGTAGGTGTCAAAGTTGGAGTTGGAGTAATTGTTGGTATAGGAGTTAGGGTAGGTGTAGGTGTTACAGTTGGTGTGGGAGTGCGTGTTGGTGTTACACTAGCGGTAGGTGTGTTGCTAGGTGTTACGCTAGCAGTAGGAGTATGGGTTGGTGTAACGCTAGGAGTTACAGTATTCGTAGGAGTAGCGGAAGGAGTATTGGTTGGACTAACTGAAACAGTAGGAGTATATGTTGGTGTTACACTAGCAGTCGGTGTGTTGCTAGGTGTGATACTAGGAGTAGGACTGTTGCTAGGTGTTACAGTAGGAGTTGTAGTATTTGTTGGTGTCAAAGTAGGAGTAACACTTATAGTAGGAGTAACAGAAATAGTCGGTGTTATTGAAGGCGTAATAGATGGAGTTACAGAAATCGTAGGAGTTACTGTTGGACTAACTGAAATTGTAGGAGTAAGTGTTGGAGTTACAGAAGGCGTTACACTAATTGTTGGTGTTACGGTAGGTGTCAATGTTGCTGTAGTAGTAGGAGTATTGGTAGGCGTAACACTAACAGTAGGAGTATTAGTAGTTGTCACACTAACGGTTGGAGTATTAGAAGGTGTTATGCTAGGAGTAACAGAAATAGTAGGAGTGACCGTTGGGGTTACAGTAGCAGTAGGAGTTTGTGTAGGTGTTGTAGTCGGTGTGGTTGTAGGAGTTGTAGTAGTTGTAGGAGTAATAGAAGGAGTAAGAGAAATAGTAGGGGTAAGTGTTGGAGTTGCAGATGGAGTAGATGTAACAGTAGGTGTAGGTGTTGGAGCATAGGTTTCTGCAAAAACCAATCTATCCTTACCTCCTAAAAATCCATTATAATAACTATAGTAACTAATAGGCATATTATTTATGCCAGAAGTAACAGTCAAAGTTACATTACCATAATAAAATTTATAATCGCCATGAAGATGGGTTGGTATATAATCATTATTAGGATCTTCAACCACATTAACGGTTCTAGTTTTTTCTTTAGATGGATTACCACTATAAGATATATATTCTTCTAATCCTTTATTAAGAAAAGCTATAGGATGATCTTCAGGAACATCTAATTCATATGTACCAACAGAATAACACAAATATTGGTTTTTATCAAATGTACGACCATTAATAGTAAATTGGCTATCTCCTTCATTTAATACAAAAGCATTAGCATCAATATCTGTTTGTAATAAATGCTGTAATCGTTTATCAGTTGATAATTCAATATGAAAACCATTAAAAACCCCTGTTGCGGAAGTATTGTCTTTCTCTACTGTAATAATATCTGATTTAACATAAACCTTAGGATTATAAATTATTTCGCCTACCTTAACAGTAGTATCTGCATATTTTTCTACTAACATACTAATAGCAGGAATTGGTGCTACTTTCCTATTATTAACACTAGTAGCACAACTATTTTCAACAGCGCTATCTGGTTGGTCGCTAACATGGTCTGGAAAAGTTCCATTTTCACAAAATAGTCTTAAAGGTAATACGTTAGTATTTTTACGTTGTAATTTAGCAACAATATCATTTGAATATATGTTCTCATTATATAAAAATAATGCTATTGTATGATCATTATAATTGTATTTCCAGCCATTACGTTTTTCTAAAATTATATTAGGGTCTTGTTTACGTGATTTAGTTGGTTCTTCGCAAATCCTGTTTCCTGCTGGACTACAAACAATTTTTTGATAAGCACTATATAAAATTCTACCATATCTATCTTTACAATTCATCTGCAATAAAGCGTGAGTTCCGAAATTATATTCTGATAGTATCTTAACACTTGTTTGAGGTGTGAACTTATTAGGTTTTTGTATATTATAAGCACTTGGTACAACAGTAACAGTGGCGTCTTTAGGATAAGTGTCAACAACATTAAATTCTATAATAAGATTATTACCGCCAGATAAAGAAAAAGGAGGATTAGTAGATTGTAAATCTATTTCAGGAAAAGATATTAGAGTGCCACATTCACATTCTGATAATATAAAATTATTTTCAGGTATCATATTAAATTTATTCCTTTAATATCCATAAGGAGATGGTGGTGGCGGTGAAACTGGTGGTGGCGGTGAAACTGGTGGTGGCGGTGAAACTGGTGGCGGAGGTGAAACTGGTGGGGGAGGTGAAACTGGCGGTGGAGGAGGCGTAGCAGGTGCAGAAGTCGATACTGTATTAGAACTAATAGTAGCTTGGACACCAGTATCTGTACCAGTATCTGTACCAGTATCTGTACCGCTTCCAGGATCTGTTGTTGCTGAACAATCTTTACACTTAACACTAACAACTTTACTAGTAATTAGATCATTGTCAGACAAAATATTAAATTCAAATATGCTTACAGCAGATTTATTATCTGTAGTATTTATGCTAACAGGAATAATAGCAGATTTTAAATAATTAATATCAGTACCGTTCACACTACCTGTATAGTTAGTATAATTTGCAGATGCTAAATCTATGGAACTACTATTTTCTGTAAGCTCAGACATTGAGAATGTATAATTAGTATTTTCTTGTAATCCACTAACTTCAACACCTAAAGTGTCGCCTAAGCAGCAAAATCCAGTAGTGTCTGAAAAAATAATATCTGGAACTGTTGTTGTTTGTTGACAAACAAGCGAACCTACAAATTCAATAACTTCTCCTTTAGTTGGAGAACCACCAACCACAGTAGGAGGATTAACCGTAACAGTATAAAGTCTACCTGTTACAGCATTAATAACTATTTCTCCAATTTCTATCTGGTCTTTTGATGGTATGTTAGTTGTTGAAACATCTCTTCTAAATTGTGGTCCTGCCATAATTTTTACCTTTTAAGTTGTTGTTTGAGTAGAACAAGATCCTGAAAATTCTATGGTTCCAAAGTCATTAGGGTTTGGAGGAGGTTCTGGCCCTGTAGGAGGAGGATCAGTGCCAACCGATCGCTGAATACTAGGTTGTCCTTCTCCATAACTATTTTGTGCTGTAACTTTAACCAAATATGTAGGACCAGCAAGCAATCCTGTTAAATCAAAAGTATATGAACTAGCTGATGTTGCAGTAATTGGGTCTTTGGTAATCCAAGATAAGCCATCAAATGGTTTGTACCTAACTATATATTGTGCGATAACACTAGCTCCAGCTTCTACAGGCACAGCCCAAGTTGCTTCTATAGTATTAGATACTACATTGCCAGTAGCAGGATCAGTTACATCTCTTCTGGTTAAAGTAAGTTCTCTAACAGCTCCTGGGAAATTAGAACTAGGGGTAAATTGAGCACTAGGTTCTGACCATTGTCCCTGTCCAACTTCATTTACTGCTCTAACCCTAAAGACATAATTTTCGCCATTAGTTAATCCTGTAACAGTTTCACCAGGATTAGGATCGACAACATCAACAGTAGCAGTCCATGTAGCACCATTATTAGTGCTATATTCTACTATATAATTTAATATTGGCTTACCACCATTTTCTACTGGAGCAAACCAATCCAAATCAACACTAGTATTACCAACAGAACCACTAATTAAAGTTGGTGGACCAGGAACACTAGGAGGAAGATCTGGTTTAACAGAAATAATCCTACCATTAACATTTGTAGTCAATACGGCACCAGGAATATAAGTATTAGGATCTATACCAGATAGATAAATATGATCAGTTATTAATCCTCTAGAATAAGTATATCCATTTACTGTTAAATCAGCAACAAGATCTAAAGTAGGGAATCCACTAGGTTCAGCAGAAATAGCCTTGCTTAGCGAACTCATAACAAAAGGAGTTTCTGTATTAACAAGAACTTTACCTCGTTGATCTAAATTAAATCCTGTTGGAATAGTTTTCTCTTCATCAACCCAATCTGTAAAGAAAACCCCAGAAGGAAGCTCTCCACTGGCAGCATTTCCTATATTAGCATCAACCATAAAACTTGGAATTAAACCAGAAGGACGACCACCCTTTTCAGAATCTGCTCCATGTATACTTGGGTTATATCTATTGTATTGGAATTTAGTACGTCCATATATGGCAAAGTCAATGTTTTCTCCAACATTATTAAACATAGTACTAATTAATGGTCTACTACTAATAACATTTTGGGAACTTGGTCTAAATGTAAACTCAGCGCCTTCGTTTGCAATAGGCTCATAAGATTCGCTGTCACAAGTAAATCCACTAATAGCAGGAGGATCTTTAGGAAATAATCCGTATCCCAAACCATTTTTAAGAGTAGAAGACCTGGTTATTGAATACATAATACCAGTAAAACTTGCTAGGTCTTCACCGCCATCGCCCGCATTAGCCTTAACACCTGGACAGAAGAACGAACTCTTGGTATCAGATCCTTCTACTCCCTCGCCTTCACTAAATAACGGAGTATCTCCGATATAAAGAAAATCAGGACCATCAAATGGACCTTTAGCTTGTGCGGCCAATTTTACATATTCAATTTCATTATCGCCCGTATGCATAATAGCTACAGTATCACCAAATGAATATTCTATAGCCAACTCCTCTAAGGTAGGGGTGCCAGCAGCAATATCAGGTATTTTAGGTTCTTCCGGTGGAGATACAAAGCTTACTTTTTTAGTAAATACATCTACATGAACTAGTCTTTTTGCGTATCTTTGATAGGTTAATCCTTCTGCAGATAAGAAGTCATTGCTCTTATACTTCATAGGACCAGTACCTTGATGAACCAAGAAAGCTCCAGACAAGGAAGGATTATCAGGACCAACCTGTAATTCTGTCGGATTAAACATACCACTTAATTCAACAAAATCAGATTCATACTTTAAATTATTATATGTTCTTACTCTATTAAGATTATCTATATATAAAGGACTCAGACCACTACTCTCTACTCCAGTATAATATATTTCTCCTCCTTCAAATCTTAATTGATCAGAAGCCTCAGAATTGGATGGTCCTGTTTTGTAAACAAAGCCACCGTCAGGACCATTGAAAAAGTCTCTTGCATTACCTTCATCGTCTTGGAAAGATAATCGATTTACTAGAAGACTTTGTGTGCTAATACCACTAAACTTAACAGGAAGTTCTGATAAAATTTTAATTTCGCCAGTAGACGCTATAGTTGTTTTTGCTTTTGAAAAACCCGTAAAATAGCTACCGTCTAATTCACCAGCACCACTTAATGTTAAACTAGGATTAGGACCAATTTGTAATTTACCATTTTCTGTATTTACAAGTCTTAAAGAATTTTGTCCATGTTGTAAGCCTAGAATGTTTATTTCTGTATCATTAGCAGTTTCTATAACACTTTCTCCAGAAGCACCAATAATTTGCAAATCTCTTGCAGCAACTACGCCTGAAACATTTAAGTCTCCGCTAGATAGTACTACATCACCACCGATAGTAACAGTTGCTTCTACATCATTTTTTGTAGAAAGTATTCCAGCGTCATTAGCATTAAGAAGAATTGATGTTCCAGACTGAGCAACTGCTGTTCCTGGTTGGAAGTATGCTGCTTTATACCAATCATTTATATCTGGAAGATAATATTCTGCATTTGCATCTTTACTAATGGCATAAATACCGCCACCCTGTAATGCAATATTATATGCTCCAGATTCTGTTATAACATCAGGACTAACTGTTAACCCTGTTGGAGCGCCATTATTAACCCAATTAGCAAATCTAACAGCACTTAAATAATTAACAAAGTTAACTGGTTTATTATCATAGTTTGTTTTGACACTATATGTATGTAACATGTTTCTTGGAGCACATATTACAGAACTAGTTTTTTCAATACCTCCAGCAATACTTGTTTCCATTCTAGAATCAAATAGATTTAATACATCTCCTGCATTTCCAGAAGCTATAGCATTTAAGAATTTGACATATTGACTATTAGTAATTTCATTTTTGCCTATTCTGTATTGTCTTGTGACTGTACCAAGATTAGAAAAGCTTAAATCAGAAAACGTGTCTGTACTACTATTATATAGTTGTAATCCTGTAGCAGATGATATGTTTACTGGATTAGTAATATCTGCAAAGTCTAAGCCCAGCACACCACTAACATAATCACTATCTTGTTTATTAAACACACTAGCAAGTCTAATACCAACACCAGACGCACCCGACATAGAACTTAAAGCCTCAAGAGCTTTCATTTGTTCTAAAGTACTAGCAAAATTACCACCTGCTACATACCTAGAGTCGCTTGTGTTATGTTGTTCAGTATTAACTGCTATCCATTCTGCAACATTACCCTGTTGATCAAAAGTACCAAAAGCACTAGGTCGTCCATTAAGACCTACATCACTTACGAAACCAGACCATCTAGGAATAGTAGCATTATCAAAATTAGCAGTGTTATATTCTGAATTACTAGTACCTCTACCAGAAGCATCTACTAAAACTTTTAAAGGAGCACTATTTGATGTTGTTGAGTAGCCATAATACTGACCAGTAAATACGCGAGCAGGATTAGCTCCTGAAGGTCTAATATCTAATGCTGGAACTAGAGAATCTGCATAAACAGTAAAGCCCACTTGAGCTTTATCTCCATTAAACACGGTGCTTTGTCCAGGTTGTGTGCTTAAAACTATGAATGTAGAATCATTTAATGCTGTAACAGTAGGATCTACAAATTTTTCTAATGTAAGAGTAAAACCTTTACTGATTGATTGTACAGATATCCCAGCGACAGTAGCTGCGCTAATTGTATTAGCACAATTCATAACAGTAATTATGCCATTATTCAGAGTTAAGCCGGTAACAAAATTATACGTAACATTACCATCAGAATCTGTTATAGATATTTGATCTCCTACAGAAAATTCTCTCTCTAATACATCTTCAACAAATATAATTTGTTGTAAACAGCCTTCTGCTTGTCTATGTGGATAGCTATTATAGACAACATCTTTATTGGTTCTAAAATAATCATCAAGACCAATATCTGTACTGATAATACCATTGGCTTCTGTTGAAAGTATTCTGCCAGAAGGAGCATTTGCAATAGCTATTGCATTTCCTGTGCTTGCTGCTACAACTTCTTTATCAGAATTAATTGTTAATAAACTGTTTGTGCTTAATGTGTCTAGTTTTAATGTATTAGGTGTAATGAGATTGGTATTAATTGTGCCAAAATTAACAACTCCAGATTGACCTGAAGCTAAATCAACAAAATTTATACTTGTGCCTGAAAATGTAATTTCTGGACTAGCAATACCAGCAGAACTATCAGAGACAGATAGTCTAGAAGTGCCATGATTTAAAGATGTTTGACTAGCGTTAGTTTTTACAGTTTGAATGGCAGCATTACCACTATTTACAACTAAACCAAATTCTCCCTTAGTTTGACCATTAGTAAAATCTAAAACCCTACCCAATAATTGTACATAATCTACTTCATTACTAGCACTATTTTTAGAGGACATAGTAACAGTAGCTATAGTACTATTAGCAGGAATAGTAGCAAGAGGTGGGTTATGTAATAATGTAAGATTTGCTGGATGACAAACCGCCTTATTTTCTAATCTTAAAGTCTCTGAACAATCAGAAATATTTACAAAATGAGCAACAGTTTGTGGTCTACTACCAGAAGGAATATTTATGCCTAATCTACCATCATAAGAAAAGAATAGGTTTTTTCTAGCATCACCACTACCGTACAATATTACATCTCCACTAGAAGGAGGAGCAAAGCCTGTAGGAACATTAAGTCCTAGACCTCCACTATGACTAAATGACAAGCCTATACCACTAGCACTACCGTGAACAGTAAAATCGCCACTAGCATGTTGCTTATTAAATATCACATCATTATTAGCACCAACGCCAGTAGTAGGCAATACAATATGAGCATTATCAACTATCCCTGTACCACCTAATAGTATTGTATCATTTGGACCAAAAAATGCTTTAGTGTCACCAAAGGTTGTAGCATCAACTTTGTATTGTAATGAGCCAGTAGCTCCAGCAGGATCAGCTTGTGCAGAAAACGATGGATTTGAGAATGTGCTAAAAGTAGATTGTTGTTTTTGACTATCTTGTAGTGGAACCCATTTTGAACCAGTACAGACTAATGTGATATGTTTGTCCTTACCGGGCAAGGTATGAACTGTATAATTTTCAGAACATTTAATTATTAATTGACCACTAGCATTATTAACTGTTTTAAAATCTACTACTAATGATTTATTATCTTGGGCGGGTGGTAGTGTGGCAGAAATAGAACCTTTGGAAGTATCTACTATATATATAGCTCTAACATTATCTACATCAAAACTGTCTTCTTTAAGTATAACATTATTAAAGGCTGTATTAAAATTATATTCATTAGCAAAGATATAGAATTCACTATCAACCCCTATAAGTTCTACAGGATCACCATTATTAGAAGAAGATATTACCTTTTCTCTAACAATATAAAAATCCTTATCTTTACCTAATTCACCAACACCTACTTCATATTTGTTTTGGGCAACATTCCTAATTAAATATGGTACAGAAGAGCCTACTTGTGAGTCTTGAAAATTATTATATCCGACCAAGGTTTTTAATAGAATAATTTTATTATTTTCTGTCTTACATTTTAATCCTACATTTTCAAAAATATGTACATTATTCATGTCTTTTGGCCTTAACGTATAGTAGAGTTGTTATTAGGAGGTGGTAAACCAAGTGAACCTTCATTTGCAGTATTAAGATCATTTAATTGTTGTGCTGATCTAGAGTCTGCTTGACCAATAGCATAGTCTGCTGCTCTTCCAAATTCTGCTCCTATGTTTTGTGGAATACCAGCGTGGTCCACAGTAAGTCTTTGTTGTTGTGTAATCTGCGTCGGTATATTTGTACCAGCTTCGTTCAAAGATTGAGCTCCAGAAGCTAGAGATTGAGACGTATTTGAGATTTGTGTAGCGACGCTTGTCATATTTTCTGTACCACTAGATATAGCTTCATTAAGCTGATTTACAACGATTTTTAATTCTTCTAATCCTCCAATTTGACTATTAACTGATACACCATTATTCATAATGCTACCTGCTAATCCTGTTAATCCACCATTTTGGAGATATTGAGGCGATCCTGCTACTCCTCCACGAGCAAGATGGTTAACCATTTGACCGTGAGTATTATACCCACTATTAATAGCCCTTAAAACTGGTAGATATTGACTAGTAGCATTTCTATTGACCACAAATTCTCCAGGAGTCAACATAGCTGGAACTGTATCTGTTCCTTGTGGTCGATATGGAACTAGCATACCATTACTAGCATATACCATTCCTCCTTTGCGCATAGTCTTTAGTATATCTGGATCTTTTATAGCTTGATTAACGATAGCAGTTTCTGCTTCTGTTCTAGAAGCTGCAGTGGTGTTCTTGAGAATTTGTTTCGCTTGGGCACCTCTATCTTCTGAGGTTAAACTAGACTGTAAAGGTGCTGCGGGACCAGCATCAACTGGAGGCTTGCCTGGAACGAACTTCCCACCATCCATGTGGCCTTCCCCTCTGGAAATACGCTGAAGAGTATCATCTGCAGGACCCTGACCTTGCCCGATCTGCAGATCTCCCCTTGGTCTTTGTGATCTTATAGCATCCGGAACAGCAGCAGTTGTCCCACTTGCATTTCTAGACATGTTTATATCAGCTATTCTGTCTTTAATAAAAGTACTTTGAACACTAGATGATCTATCTTGAGCATTTGCAATAATATTAACAAGATCTTTTTTACTTATATTATCTAAATTATAAAGAGGATCATTTGCTCCTTGCAACATAGTATCTAAATAATTTTTATGATAAGCAAGAAATTGTTCGACTGCTTCAGGATCGTCCATATTAATACTTGCAGCTCTAATATCTTTGGTAGTAGCTGTTGTTGCCGATGGTAGGTCATCAATACTCTTAACTCCTGGTAGAGGAATATCAGGTCCAGTAGGTATGTTATTTTGTATATTTTGAAAGTCAGCACCTAAATCATTTAACAGATCGTCCGGCATGCCTTGGTTACCAACAACAGGAGTTCTAGTTGACCGTAAGTAATCATCAACAGCCGCTTTGTCTTGAGGAGAGAGTTGTCGTGGATTCGCTGCTGTTCCTGGTTTAGGTTTAACACTAGGAATTGAAGGATACGAATCCAAATTCACACCTGGTTGTCCAGGCATACCAAATCCTGCAGGGGTACCATCTGGTCTTATAGCGGTTGTATTACCAGCCTGTTCAACAAGATCAGTCAAAAATTGATCAGAATTTAAGTAGTCTAAACTTTCGTTAGCAAGTCTTCTCTCTTCAAGGATTGCTTGGACTGCTTCTTCATATCTTGCTCGCCGCCCAGCAAGTATTTCTGCCCTAATACCCTTAGGATCTACTGATATTATTCCTAAATCAGGAATAAGTTTACCAGGAGAAGGAAGAGTCCCCATATTAGGATTAAGTCTTTTGAGTGAGTCGCCTACTTTTGAAACAGGTATCGCATCTGTCATAAGCATTATAGCATCAGCTACCGCATTCGAATTAGGTCCATAATTACCCTTATTCGCTTCAGCATTAACTCTTTCAAGTTCTTTTCCTAAATTTACAAGATCTTCACCTAAGATATTTCTTTCTTTTCCATCTTGTGCAGCAGCAAGTGCTCCCATAGTTGCATCATAAAAGTCATCGCGGAACTTAGGATCGCTCATTCCTAAGCCTTCTCCTTCTAGAAGAGGTGCAACAATATCCATCGCACCACCTCCAGCATATGCCGCATAAGCAAACGGTTCTGCTATTCTGCTCTGGAGCGCAGTAATATCATCAGCAAATTTTTGTTGTCTTCTAATTCGTTCCTCTGGACTCATCAACAAAGGATCTCCACCCATAGTTTCTTCAAACATTTTTTGTTGTCTAGCCCGTTCTTCAAAATCAACTGATCCAAAAACGGCATTATCCATCAGAGCATTTGATAGTGCATTAGTAGCGTTTCCTCCTAAATTATATAGCTGTTGACCATAAACACCAGCAAAGTATTTAATAGGATCAGGGCTATCTATCATATCAGGAGCGACAGGACCCATTACTCCTGGAAGATCAGTAACGTTACCTATTCCTTTCTGTTGCAATTCCCTCATCCTGGCTTCATCTTGCGGTGAAAATTCTGGAGTTTTGTAATTGTCTATATCATATAGTCTGTTTTCCAACTTGATATATTCTTCTGTGTCCCTTATCTTATTGTCTTCATGTCTTAAATTATCAAAAAGATCAAGAAATGACAATGCTGTTGATGTTCCCATTCTTTCCATATCTCTCAATAACGCCCCAGTAAATTGAGACCCTTGTTCCGCTTTTATCTGTTCAAATTTTTCTCGGAGGTCATTGTATTCTTTCTCATCTCTTGCCATCTGAGCAATAGCTGCTTTTTCAGCATTAGAAGCTGCTAGTTCTGGACTTATCTCTTTATCAGCACCTAAGGCTTGTCTAATAACAGGACTATCCAGGAGAGCACTATCACCTGTCATACTAGGTGTAATATAAGTAGATTCATCAAATGGATTGAAATCACGACCTTCCATATCTTTAAAGCGATTTTTCACTAAATCGTTGTACAATGCTAGTTGGTATGCGTTGTTAGCCTCTCTATTAGCAATATAGTCATCAAAAATCTGTCCTCTTTCTACTCCAAATTGATCACTAATATCTGTTTGCGACCCTTGTCCTGCTTCTTTCATTCTTCTGGCTAGTTCGTTCTCTAAAATACTTTTAAATTTAGGATCTTTATTGAAAGCATCTTGAACTTCATCCATTCTTTCGCCAGGTCTATCCAAAAAAGTATCTATCAGATCTAAGCGGTTTTGTTGCATCGCTTGTAGTTCTTTAAATCTCTTATTTTTATCCTCTTCACTAACATGCATGCTATTAAAATATGCAGATTCATCTCTACCAAAACTGTCTATTATATGTGCATCTTTATAATTACTAGGTATAAGATCTGACTGAAGTTTTTCATAATCAGTCAGTTCTCGTCTTTCTTGATTTCTTTCTCTTTCTTCTTTTTTTCGTTGTATTTCGATAGCTTGACTAGCATTGTAATCATCTCTGATATCAACTTCATTCCCTCGTTTATCATATGTTTTTATTTTTGGGCCGAACCTGCCACCAGACAAGCTTTGAGCGACAGACTGTGTTCTTACGTCTGTTAAGGGCTCGCCAGAACCAAAATCTATTTTTTTACCATCTTTATCATATAGATCAATTCTGTTCACACCTGTTGGATCATACTCTCTTTGTTTTCTTTCTTCATGTTCTCTATCTTTTATTTTTCTATTAAACGCTACTCTAAATGTTAAGTCTCCACTGTCTCCTGTCGCCAAAGCATTACCTTGAGCATCATAGACTTCAAACTTTTCACCTGTACCTATTTGTCGACCACCCTTGTCTCTAATAACTTTTTCTTCATTGAAGCTAATGTTCTCATCACCTGCTTCAATAGTTTTCTTTCTATATTCTTCTTCTGTTAGTGGCCTAAATCCTCCTTGACCATCAGGAGTATATAGATCTCGAAAAGTACCTGTTCCACCTTCTTCAATGACTTTGCGTCTTTCTTTAGCTTCTCTACGTCTTTGTTCTTCTTTGGCTTTGTCTGCTTTTCTTTGATTTTCTTGTTCTACTCGCCTTGCTGCCGCTTCTTGTTCTGCTTTTAGTCTTGCATTTTCCTTTTCTTGTTCTGCTAATTCTTTTTCTTTTGCTACATTTCTTTCGTGCATACGTTGTTGTCTTGGTGCCAAATCTCCAAATCTAACTTGTTGTACATTACCTAATCCATCTAGAGCCCCATCAGGATCTGGTACCAACATATCATTTTTGTCCCTAACCTGTTGTCTAGCAGCCTCTATATCCATCCCTGGATTTGCTCTAACTATAGCTTTGGCTCGATTCTCATCTTTTCTTGCAGCTATACCCTTATTTCTGTCATCTGCTAATTTTTGTTGTTCTAAAAATCTTCTTCTTTGTAAATTAAATACTCTTCTTTGTTCTGCTTTTTTCTTAAATAATGGAGCTTCCTTAAAAGCGCCTACTCCTCCAAACTCTTGAAAATCAAAAAGTGGTTGAACACCAAGTGGCATATTTAAAGCTCCAGCAAGTAAAGGCCCACCAACCATTTGTGCAGCCAGATTAGCAAGAAAATTTTGTTCAGGACCACCGTCTAGTCCTAATAACTCCATGCCAGAAGACCCTAGTTGTGAACCTGTTCCTAAACTAGACATCTGTTGATAAGCATTAAGATTATTAGAGGCAACCGCAGCATTTTGAGGATTTGATAAAGACATAGCATTAACAAATTCAGCAAAAGTAATTATTCCATCATTATTTGTGTCATTTAAACCTTGTGTATCTTCAACACCTACTGTTAACACACCGTCTTTATTAGTATCTCTTTGTGCAAAACCACCACCTCTAAGATAAGCAACTTTGCCTCCCTTAGAATATGTATTAACTTTACCACCATTAATAGATTGTAATAATCCCATATTCTTTTGGGTAGCCTGACGATTAACAACAAATTCACCAGGAGTTAGCATTGCGGGTACTGTATCTGTACCTTTAGGTTTAAAGTTAATATACTGTCCATTAGAAGCATAAATTAAACCACCCCTGCTTTTTCTGGTAGGGTCTATTCCATCAACATTAGGATCAGCACCAGAATTACCAATAGCCGTTACTATATCTTTGTTTAAGTCTGATATTGTAGTACTTAGTTGTTCGATTGAAGCTTTTAAAGCTCCATCTGCTAATTCTCTAGTCAAGTTTGATAATTCTTGATTAGCCTGTGCTTGTACAGCAGCGGCGGCTGTATATTGATCTGTCAAAGCTTTCATAACAGGATCATTGAGAGGATCTGCAGTTGTCGCAACTGCTTGTCCAACAATGCTTCTACCTAGTGCCCCAAGACCAGCTTCTCCACCCATCTGAGCTAAAATTCTAGCTTCATCTTGATTAGCCCTATTAGTTGCTTCTTCTCTACTCATGCCTTGATTCATCATCCTAAAGATTCTAACATCTCTAGTTTGCTGCAAAGTTTGAAGGTCTCTCTTCCTCATATCAGCAGCTACGCCTTGTTGAGCCTGACGCACACTACCTGTTGATTTGAGTAGTTCAAAGAATTTCTTTCTTTCGCTAGCACCAGCCTGTGGAATAAACCCATTAACTCTTTGATTAGCCCTGACTAAAGATTCATCAAGAGCCTTAAGTTCATCTGGACCAGAAGTTAATAAAGTTTCAGCAAATGATCTATTGGCATCTTGTAATCTTTTTCTTTCACTGACTTCATTAAGAGCAGCTTCAGCAGCAGCATTAGCAGATTCTGCCAACCTTTCTAACGCAGCCCTATTGTTATTTAATTGATAGTTAACGCCTGCTAAACGTTCTTGTAATTCTTTAGCTTTCGTTGTGTCTTGTGCTTCACCGGCTTTTTTAAGCTCATCTCTTAAGAAAGCAGCTTCTGCTTGTAATTTCCTAAAATTATCAGCTATGCCAGCAGGATCTGTTGGTCCTCCGGTTAATCTTGCGGTATCTGCTCTTTGTCTTCGAGAAAGTTCGGATACACTAGGTCCAAAACCCGTTAAAGCTTGACCAAGACTGTCTGCAGAAGATCTTCTTGCATTAATAGCAGACTGTTCAAATTGTAATGCTTGTCTTTGTAATTTATTAACTTCTTGTAAATTTTTACCAAATGTATTAAGAGCATCTGTTCTTACTCTAGTAAATTCTGTAGCAAGCTTTACTGCTCCATCTCTAGCCTTAGCTAATGACTCATTAAATTTCTTAGTTTCCTCTTCAATAATATTTCTTCTTTCAGTAGGATCTGTAACACCTTCCAGTCTACGAGCTATTTCGTTAGCAGTAATTTGACCTTGTTCTTGTAAGCTATTTATCACATCCTCTGAAACACCTTGTGTTCTTAATTTATCAAGTTCAACAGCAATATTTGAACCTATATCATCCGACAACGCAGAAATATCTGCGCCAGCAGTAGCGCCATCTGTAGCATCTACGATTGCTCTAGATATAATATTTGGATCGAAAGCTGCTAATGCAGAAACAGATTGTGCTTGCTCAGCTCCAAGCGCAGGAGTAAGACTTGTCGCTAAATTACGTCTAGTAGATTCTCTTTCAGCAGCATTATAAGCACTAGGGTTTTCTAAAACATTAGCTGTAAGATTAGGTAATTCTGGAGCAGCTGCTTCTCCTGTGCCACTAGCAATCATACTACTAATAGCATTTTGTCTAGCTTGGGCCTCATACTCTACTTTATTAATAGCCTGACCAACAGCATTAGATAATTTTTCAAAAGCAGTGCCTAATCTAGTAGATAATTGTGCTAATCTTTCTTGTTCTCTAGCTGCCTGTGCTGTTTTAGAAGATAGACTAATAGCGCTATCGCCAGCCATCATTTCTCTTCGAACTCTATCTTCATGAACCTGTTTCTCAGCGGTGGTTAGACTTCTACCTTGTTCTTCTGCTCTTAATTGAGATGCAATATACGATTCATCGGCCTGTAATCTTGCTTTTAATAACTTATCAAAAATATCAGCATTAATTCTTTCTTCTTCCGTTAATGATCCTCCACCAGCTCTACGAGTCGAGGCTTCGCTTAAATCTTGCAAAGTAAATCCTTCATTAAATCTAGCTGTCGCTATAGAGGATTGTGTCGCTAATTGCTTACCGTATAAATCAGCTAATTGTTTAGCCGAATCTTCTACTCTTTTTTGATTATTTCTTGTAGCGTCTGCCACACTATCTACATAACCAAGAGTAAGATAAGCACCCACCTCTCTAAGATATCTGGCACCACCACCAGCACCAAAATCACCACTTTGCTGTTCAGTCCTAAATCTTCTGTTTACTACAGCGGCCCTATCATCAGTAGCACCAGCTTGATCACTTGCAGCTCTCAAAGCTTCTTCAAAATTAACAGCACTGGCTTCTTTAGATAATTTTTCTAACGCCTTAGCTGCCCTGTCTGACGCTTTATCAAGAGCTCCTTGAGTACGTTCTTCTTCTAACTGTATAGATTTTTGTATCGCAGCAGAATATGCAGTAAATCCAGCAAACAAAAGAGCTAACCCACCAACAACAGCACCAACAGCTATTGTCAAAGGACCTAAAGCAATGCCAACGCCTGTTAATCCCATAGCAGCAGCTATTGAAGCTACTTTTAATCCTAATGTAGTACTCGCTAAAGCTGTTATTGTGCTAACAGCAGTCGAAGCAGCTAATACCATACCTAAGATAGTATTAATAAATGTAGCAGCACCGCTTGTCACTGAAGTATCAAAAGCTTCCAAACCAGCAGCCGCTCCGCCAGCAGCAGCAGTAAAGTAAAATAAATTTTGAGGATCAAGTGCTTTAGCGAATGCAGCACCTCCACCCCCCTTAGCTTGAGCAGCACCCTTTCTCCTGATTGCCATCAGTTGTTTTTCCATAGCTGCAACTTTTTTCAAGTCTTCGCTAGTTTTAGCACTAGATCTTGCAAGATCAATATTTGCCTTGGCTTGTCTTATCAAAGATTTGTATGAAGAGTAACTAACTTTACCATTTTTCATTACAGCATTAGTTAATTGATCTACAGGAGCTCCCATACTAGCAAAAGCACTTTCTAAACCAGATAGTTGTGCTGTAAATCCACCCAAATCAATAGTGCTGCCTCTGCCTTTCATAGCGGCTAACCCACCAGTATTATATCCAACAACACCACCTTTATTAAAGCCTTGTGGTCTAGTATTCATCTTTCTTAGATTACCATAACCAACAGCTTTGGCACTTTTCTTATTGATTACAAATTCGCCAGGTGTTAACATCGCAGGAACTGTATCTTGTACACTTCCGCCCTTAGCAAATTTACTATAAAATACTTTAAGCTTACCCAAGTTAATATTTTGTCCACTCTCTGAACTTGGGTAAGAACCACTTTGGTCTTTTCTATTTCTATAGCTACCATCTAAAACTCTAGCTCTATATAATTTATCAACAAAAACATTTTCATTTAATTTAGTCTGTACATTTTTTGCTTCACCATAAGATGCGCCACTATGAAAATCTACTGGATAATTTTCTGATATTGTGTTTGTTCGTGCTGCCCTAGTTTTTTGAGACGCTAAGTACTCTTCAAAAGCATCTCCCTTTTTCCTATTATCTGTACCAAAAATTCTAGAACGAAATTCTTGACCGGCTGGTTTATTTTTTGCAAATCTTTTAGTAATATAATTTTCGATTTGTTGTCTAGAAGTAGAATCATAAGTAATATCAGCAGTAAATCTGTCATTAGCATTGGTGGCTACACCTGTACGAAATGGCTGTTCTTTGGTCGTTGATATACTTCTTTGTAATTGCTTAGATACTCCTGGAGTTTTTGCAATATCTCTAACCCTATCTCCACTCCCGAACTTATTCATCTTGTGTAGTTTTTCAGTGCCAATAGATCTTACAGCACTTTTTCTTAAAACAAACTCTCCTGGAGTAAGCATTGCTGGAACACTATCTGTATTACCACTACCAGGAACTGTACCTCCACTAGCAAATCCTTGTGTTCTTCTAATACCGCTTCCAAAACCTTTGCCAAATTGTGCTATAGCAGAAGCGCCGCGAGCAGCAGCAAGCAAACCTATAATTGGCACAACGCCCTTAACAGCATCTGCAACTTTAATTAAAGCACTGGCTAAACTTAGTGCTCCGCTAACAAGACCTTTAAAGCTATCTGTACCAGCAACATCTCGAACAAGTCTTAAGAATTCTTCTCTAACTCTTGCAAACTGTATAGCTAATGCTGCCTGTGCTTTAGCATTACTTTCTGCCAAAGAACCTTGACCTTGTTGTGCAACCGTTAAAGCCTTTTGTGCTGTAGCGAATTGCCCAATCAAAGGAATTACTTTACCAATTTGTCTAAATCCACCCAACTCTTCTACAATCTTACTAAAACGAATATCCCTAGGATCTAAACCGCCTAAGCCTTCGCTTAATAATTGTACGGCTTTATATGCACCAACAAACTTACCTTGTGCATCTTGTAAACTAACACCAAATTCTTTTAGTGCCTCGATGGTGCTTTCTCTTTGTAGTCTAGTGAAAATAGTTCTTAAACCAGTAGCAATAGTTTCTGCACCTTCACGAGTAGTAGCTCTAACAGCAGTAAATACTGCAATAAATTCATTTAGAGCATCTGTGCCTTCGCTAACACCTCTACTAGCAGCAGCAAACACACCACCGGCACGCTGTATAGCAGCAATAATATCACTAGATTCTACAGCAAACCGAGCAGCAACAGCATTGATACTACCAAGACTAGCTTCTAACTGACCAGCACCAATACTAAACTGTCTAAGCAAAGCAATACTGCCTTCAACAGTTTGATTAAGATTATTAAATGTAGGTGCAACATCTGTAAGAGCAAGAGCTTTCAAAGCCTTTTGTACTTCCCTAACACTAAAACCAGCTTGCGTCAATGTTACAGAAATTTCTGCCAAACTAGAACTAGAAACACCAATAGTAGTTGCAAGATCACCTATTGTACCCTGTAAACCTTTTAGATTACTGACAGCCTGACCACTAACCTGAGAAATTCTTACTAATTGTCTGTCAAACTTAACAAAATCACTCAAGGCTCTATTAATAGCATTATTAACACCGTATATAACACTAGTAACACTAGCAAAAGCAGTAAATCTTCTAATGGCCAAAGCAGACTGTCTACCGAACTCTTCTATTTCTGTACGAGCTAGTTTAATGTCTTTAAAAGTAATCTTAGCGTTCCTACCGAGTTGCTGTGTTGCTTTACTGGCACTATTAATTTTAGCAGCTACATTACCTGTACCACCCAAACTATTTGCGGTTTTAGCAAACTGAGCCATAGAAGCATTTGCTTTAGTAGCAGAACCTGCGACCTTATTTAAACTAACATTAATAGCTTGTAATTGTTTATTTGCAGCTGCAAGAGTTTTTGTTGTATTTCTATTAATACCAAGATTAACATTAGCATTAAGACCATTTAATTGTTTTTGAATACCGGACACAACCTTATTAACATTGGCTGGTCCTCTGATATTGATTTGAGCAGTTAAGTTAAAAGCATTAGCCATATTGTTTTAGTCCTAAAAGCAGATACCCCCTAGCACACCTAAGCGAGCTAGAGGGTTCTTGTGAAACACAATATTTAAAACACAATTACTATTCAGCAGCGGCCTTGGGAGACTTTTTGGCCCTTGTGGATTTTTTGGGTTTGTCTTCGGATTTTTCTTCGGATTTGGCAGAAGGAGCGGTCTCTTCTTCGACAACAACAGGATTGCCATCATCATCCAAAAATGGTTCAAATTCTGCAACATATTCTCCTTCTCCATCCACACGGTTACCATATTTATCAATAAAATTACCTTCTTCGTCTATATATCTACCTTCGCTATCAACTAGCTTTCCGTCTTTATCTGTTGTCTTACCTTCTTTATTAATATATCTAAATTCTGAGTCTACAAATTTGTACTTTTTCAAAAATTTATTTTCTGGTAAATTTGATTCATAGTCATTATCTAGACCATAAAGCATATTTGCCAAATGTTGCGCACCCAATATAGCTACAGGGTCTGTAGCCTTTTCTAAATAATCTTCCATATTATTAAAATACTTCTTATTATTATCTTCTTTATACACCACACAAGCAGACACTAAGTAATTAAATCTCTGATTATCAGCTTGTCCTTCTGCGCTATGATTATCAAGGCTAGTTCTTACGCTTATAAGATCCCGCATTTCAGCTCTAAGCTCTTTTATATGAATAGCTACATTTCTAGCATCTTTTAAACTAAAGCCACCCTTGGCTAATCTAGCTTCTGATTCGCTAATCTCTTTCTGTAAGGTATCAAACTTAACTTGTTTTTCATCGTCCCACAAGCCCTGTTCTTTAAGCAGATCGTCCAATCTGGCTCTAACAACAGCCTTGCTCTTGATAGCATCTGTAAAAGCCTGATTGTAAACCTTTTGGGCTTCTCTTTGATCTTGTAAAGACGGAGTACGAATAACAAACTCTTTTTCTTCTCCATCTAGTTCAACTTTAAATGATTTAGTGTCCATATTACTCATCTCCTTCTTTAAAATAAAACTTATAATTATTTTTGATAGTATTAGGGAAAAGATAGCTTTTTAAATCCTTAATCGCAGATCTAGATTGGTGATTCCCATTATTTAAAACCTCATCTCTAGTGTCTTGCCATAGCTCACTATAATATTCTCTTCTATCTGGATCTATACTTTCATCTTCCCACAAATGTTGAAACCTTTTTTCGAATTGTGCTAAACTACCAATCATAGTAGTTTTAAATCTTTTTTCTATATTGTATACTAACTGTTGTTTGTTGTTCATCGTTTCCTTGACCTCATCATTTCTGCTCTTTGGTTTGCTAACTCTATTTGTACATCTGGCAAATCGGCTTCTTTTACTTCTCCTTTACCCTTTAAAAAATTGGATCTTTCTCTAATTTTCATTTTCCCATTTATATCATTTAAATTCATAATATCTTCAACACTTTGATCTTGATTAGGAGTCAAGAAAATCTCTTGAGCCCTAGCCATATTTCTGGCACTGCCATTATTGCCAGCCTTACTGAAGCTATCTTGTTTTTTCTGTTTTTCTCTTTTATTTTTTTGATAAATAAACCATCCGTCTAAAACATCATCATCTTCAATAACTTTTTGATCAGGAGCTTCTGGATGCTCATAAACATTATCATACATTCTACTAAAACTAACTAATAATCTTTGATCGTCCGTCCATTCTGTAACAGTTTTTGGAAAAATATTTTCTTTACTACAATTCCAATAGGCTCGCCATTGTCCAGATCTAGCTAATTCTTTCATACCTTCTATGGTTGTAGCATGCTTATATATTTCCTGAACCAAACTATTAAAAAGACTATATGACACATCGTTGTCTTTGTTAGAAAAAGGTTTTGGGAAAAGTCTTTTATCATCTTTATATATTGTGTGATATATAATAAATTCGCTCTTAACAGACTCTGCGTACCCTTCTAAGGTATTATTTCTAAAATTAGCCTTAATATTATTTAACTTATTTAATGACAGTCTTGACTCTTTAATGGCTCTTTTATTGATCTTGAATTGATCTGGCCTTTTAAGACTTTCATAAAGTTTTAATTTTAAATCTTCTATCTTTTTTTCTAAACTTGTAATCATTTTATCTGAATCTTTATCCCATATTCCTAACAGTATCATCATTCTATTCATATTTTCTTCTTTTATCCAAGTATTGTATTTTTCGTCTGATAAAATATCATTATACAAAACACATGACTGATACTTTAATTGTGGGGTTGGGCATCTTAATTGGTATTCTTGATCGTTGTAAAAAAAAATTAAATTGCCACTTAATATCCTGTTTAATAAAAGATCAATCTGTTCATTAGTCATTCAAAACTTCTTGAGATTTTTTGCCTTGTAATTCCTGTATAATCTTTTCTTTTTCTTCTAGCTTGTTTTGCAGAAGCTCTATTACCTTTTGGGAGTTTAGAGCTTCTACATAAAGCTTTCCTAATAGTGAGTAAAGTTGTTCTTCCATATAAAATCCTATTTACTAAACTTATTAACCCACATTAACTGCTGTATCAGCAAATTCACCACTAGCTTTAATTTTAAAACTATTAAAGTTTCTAAAACTGTAACTAATTGTGACATTATCACCACCAGCATCACCACCAGAATAATTTACACTAGTAACTTTATTCTTTGAACCTAAGTCAAATTCTAAAAAGTTCTGATCTCCTGGTGAACTGGAATGAGGGCTACAAACCTTAATCTTAATCGTTTTTTCTGCAAGCTGAGTGTAACTACTGGTACAAGCGGATGCTCCACCAAAGTCACTAGCATCTAAGTAATCACCTTCAGATGCAACAACTTCAAATTCAGATGTTACTTCTGTTGGGAAAGTAATATAACGGTAGTATGGATCAAACTGTCCGAGCTGTCTAATTTCTTCTCGACCAAGATCACAACTAATAGTTACGCTTTGATAATATGGTTGAGAACCATCAGTTCCCGCATGACTAATTTTAGTACTACCAGGACGATTAATACCACCACTACCTTCTGGGAAAGTAGAATTAGCATAGTCGATGTTAAATCTTCTAGCTGTATGCTTCGCGCTTTGATTAGTGCCAAAAACACTATCAAAATCTGACGAGCTACCTCCTGTAAATCCAGCGTGGAAATCGGCAGGAGCTCCATCTCTCTGATCCCAAATCTTACTATTACCTACAAGAGTAATATCTTCTGTAAAGTTATCATCAACACCAAAAGTATATGTGAAACTGGAAAGATACATACCGCTACATGTTACATAGCTATCAGGAGTACCCTGAGCATTAGTGCTGGTATCTGCGAATACACCGAGAGAAAAATTAACCCTATTATTTCCAAGTTCTGTTAGAGACTTGTCGTTAGCTGCTTCAATACCTCCAGTGGTTGCGCCAGCTCCACTAGTACCAGTAGCGGTATTGGAAGCCATACACAAATGATAAAGAAGAGGAGTGCCATCAAAAACCTTATTCATCGTTACTTCAATTTCTGGCAAATCTTCTGGCTGATCATAAACTTCTAGCTGTCCAACACTAAAAACTTCTGTAAGGTTAAAATTAGTTGTAATTCCTACACTTTGTACGCCTAGAGGCGTAAAGTTCTGACTTGAAACGGCTGTGCCGTCTGTATTTTGTGGATTTAAATGAATTAGCTGTGTAGCGTAAAAGACTCTATTATTGGTTGGCATTTTAATCTCCCGTTAGCAAACGAAATAAGGTTGTTAATTTGTAAATACACCAAGGTTTTTTAAATCAAGGGAAAATTTCAATTGTCCAACGTACTATATTGTGATAAATACTATTCGCAACTGTATTAAATTCTGTAATGGCCGAATTTTGTATATAAGCCTTTTTGTCTATATACTCTGTGTTTTGTACTATTTGGTCGTAATTTAATCTGTCAGGATTAATATTACCATTTCTACTTAAAGGATATACACCACTTTGTACGACTTTGTTAATATCATAAAGGTGAAAAGCTTTGTCTTTTTGAAGCAAAAGAGCATTAGCTATATTGTTTCTTTCTACTGGATTCTCGCAAACAACATGCAATAATACGTCTTGGAATATTTTATTATCATTATCACCTAGCTGGTATGGTTGTTGTATAGTCCTATCAGTCATTTCTATCAAAACTGCTGGCATATCTATTCTATTAGCTGCCAAAACGTCAGGATTGATTTCTAGTCCATTATCCACACTAGATTTATAAGTTTGTACATATCTATAAGAATATTCTATTTCCACATCACTATTTTTATTGACCGGATTATCAAACAAAACTCTACCATCTTGATAATTTAAAGTATAGGTATAGCCACCAGATCCTGTTGGGCCTACCAGAAAAGTATCATTAAGATATACTCCACTAATTTCTATAGGCTGAGATCCATTAAAGGTGATACCTGTTTCATATACCCATTCTTTTCTTTTTGCTTCCCAGACTTTATTTCCTGTAAAAGTTTGATCATTAGTCACTAACGATAATTTATGATGACTAGCTCCAGAAATGCCACTAGTAGGAATTTGTACATTTATAAATCCACCTATATTAACAAAAGACCAATCTAAAAAGTCTTTAATGTTATCTTCAATTGCAGACAGAGTTTCTCTTTTGCCTACAGAAGTAACACTTTTAAAACCTGGTTCATAATTATTGCTCATTATTATCCTCTTTCAACATGTTTTTTCATAGCATTGAGAATATCTGGTTCTATTTTAGACATAGCTCTAGTTACCCAATTATTAGACTCTGTTCCAATATATCTAGCTGGAACCCTCCATCCTCCACCTTTTGTAGGAATCATAATAGCCTGACCAGTTCTACTAGCTGGACTAGGTTTAAATAAAACTTTATTGTTTAGTACTATTTCATCACCACCTTTTAATAAAAGCCAAGTTAACCAAGGTAACATAGCTCCATTTTCTGAAGTAATAACAGCAGCATTAGATTGTAATATATTTTCGAAATCATCACTACCGATAATAGTAAATGATAAAACCGCGTCTATACCTTTTGTTCCAACTTTAACCTGATTAATATTAAATTTTATAGACTGAGCAAATAAATCTACTACATCATCTACTACTGATGTATCAGCAATACCTATCTCTAATCTTAGTTTACCGGCTTTTAAAGCACCATACTCTGGCTCTGCTCTAATGGCATCGGCTATTAATTTAGAAATATCTCTTTGTATTTTGGGTTTGGCTTTTCTAAAAACAGATTGTACTTGAGTTTGTAAAGCCTTAGAAATATTTGCTGTTACTTTTCTAGCAGACTCTACTACTTTAGCTGTAAATCTCATGGCGACCTACTCCAAAAAGTAATAAGATATCTATGATCTCCAAGACCAGCGGGTTGTGGATCACCAGCTCTACTATAAGAATAATTACCATAAGCAGAAATATTTGTGTCTACAGTCATTGATGCTGCATTTCGTATATCTTCTATTAATGACATTTTACAAATTGTTTGTATAGACCCATTAGGAATATCTCCAACACTAGAGCCCCAATTCACAAAATATTTACTATCAAAGATTACAGCTAAATTAATTGTTTTACTTTTAGCTGATCCAGATATTGTGCCTTGACCTTCACAAACAGGACATACAGTACCATCTACAAAACTTACTGGACCAGTACCATTATATTTATATCCAGATAATCTAGAGATAGGATCAAAAACACAATTAGGACAAACTGTATCTTTGCCCTTATTAGAAAATGACAACACACAAGGTACTACTAATCCAGTATCTCCCAGTATTTCATCCATAGATTGATTATATAAATTTTTTAAGGCTGAAAAATCAACCATTATTGTATCTCCCTAGAAGTAATTGATTCTATATTCCCATCTCCAGCAAGTATTCTTTCATTACTTAATGATGTTTTATTTTCACTTTTCTGCTGTAAAGCAATAGTCACAACGTTGGTTGTAAAATTAAAATTTGTAATTACAGGTTCTGTAAATTTAATAATTACAGTTGTATTATTTAGTACGGTTTGTAAAAGATTTACTGTCATATTATGGGCAAGCTGTAGTAGTTGGTGTCAGAGTAGGTGTTGGAGTTGGACCTAGTCCAGAAGTTGGTGTGAGTGTTGGAGTTACAGAAATTGTTGGCGTTACAGTAGCTGTTGGAGTTGAAGTGTTTGTTGGTGTTATGGTAAGTGTTGGTGTTACAGAAGGTGTTAGAGAAATTGTTGGTGTTACAGTAGGGGTTACTGTAGGTGTTGGAGTAGGAGTAGCCGATATTGGGATACCGGAATAAGTAATAATAAGTTCCCAATTATCAATAATACCAGTACCTATAGGATCATTATCATTAATATATAACTTATAAACACCAGTATTTGCAGTGCCATATAAATGATTAAAAGAAGGTTCTAGTGTGTGACTACCGTATTTTGTAATACTTGTTTTGTCTTGTATTTGACACATACCATTATTTGGTACATCTTGAATAAATTGTGTAGCAGGAGCCCTATCTGTAAATACAAAATTAAATTTATTAGCAGTATTGGTCTCGTCATAATTACTTATTTTACTATTGCTAGATAATAAAACAGTATTACCGGTAGGAGGGTCTAGTAAGAAGGTTAAGTCTTGCGGACTATTATGTTTCAAACCATTTATGCCAACTTCTATTTTCTGTATTGGTCTTAAATTATCAATAAATTCTGTTGCACTATAGTTGTCTTGGTTGTCTAAAATAGGTATACCACTAGCGCGATAGATAATAGAATCCGAATCTAATATTAGACAAGAAGAAGCGCACTGGTCACCAGCAGTAGAAGTACCGCTAATAATATTATCTGTTGTAGAACCTTCTTCAGACTCTGTGGATCCTCCAGCAACAAAAGTATTAAATGACTTTGGTATTAGTCCAATAGTGCCTCTAGAAATAATCGTATTGGACACTTGAGTTTGATTAGTAAGTTCGGGCTGAAAATCTAATTCATAAACAGCAGTAGTAAATGTAAAATCCTTAGTTAATTCTGCTGGAAATTCAATATCTACTTGTCCAGCATTATTAGCTGTTACATATCTATTAGGCAACCCTGGTGGAGCAGCATCTGTACTTAAAAAAGATTGAGGCGTACTTGCATCATTTCCTTGAAATCTAAAAGCAACAACACCTTGTGTTAAATCAACATTATTACCATTCACATCTTGAAAGATAAATTGAATAGCAAAATCTGAACCTTGGTCTATAGTAAAATTATGTGTAACTGCCATTGGTAATCCTTATGTTAAGAATAAAAGGTGCGGTCTCTGTCTCCATGATCACTTAAAAGACTTCTTGGATCAAACTTATTGCCAACAAAAGGACTAAGCACGGCTTTAACATACTTAATATTTCCAATTTCATATTCTAGCTTTAACTTGTCATACATAGCACAAGGGCCTGTTTCTAAGATCATCTGATAGCCCTTTAAATTTCCAGCTACAGACAAATTAGCAGGTCCTAGTTGCGTTCTAATTCCTTCACTAGCAGCTTTGGTTCTAAAGGTGCTTTGATCTAAAAAGCAGCCTGCCCTCAGTGCAGAAAAGCCTATAAAGTCTTCATCTCTTGTGGAAGCCACAGCTGGATCAGGAGTAATAGTCAAATTAACTAAATCAATGTCATATTCTGTATCAAAGTTCATTTCTCTTTGAACATAAGAAGCGGCAATAACTATAGTTTGTTGTAGTCTATCATCACTATAGGTGGGTGAATCAGCCAAATCACTAATCAGAGTTCTAACTATCAAAGGTATTTCAATTTGCCATGACATAATTTGACCTATTTTCTTTAGATATAGCTGGTGGATAAATATAATGTTCTATACACCTAACGTATATGCTTAGTATTAATATAACTATTTTTTGATATTTTTTGATATTTCTGCTTTTCTGACAATTTATGATGCCACTCTACTATAAAATCGTCCTTATTTTGTTCTATGATCTTTCCATATATATTTGGTTGTTCAACACAATAAATGTCGTTATTGGGCAAAGTTCTAAAGTGTAAATATTTGTGATCTGTATTTTTAGATAATATTTTAATTTTGATAGTGTCTATAAAACAACTACCAGATGAATAAGTTTTATTATTGGATATATAACCCAGTATTCTTTCCATAGCGTGACAATATGTGCCACTTTTAAGATCAGATACTTTTCCTGTCTCTTTAGATAAAAGATCATATAAAGTATGGTAATGATGATCTAATATATTTTTATATAACAAAGTCTGACCTATAAACATATTCCCACCACAAAATACTCTTTTGGTTACTTTGGGTATATTTAATTTATATTCTAGTTCTCTAATCTTGTCTTTATTTTTGAGTTCAAAATCATAGCACATAAAACTAGGAGGTCCTAAGTATCCTATGTTTTTTTCTTGCATTCTGTTAATATTTTTCAATAGCTCTTTAGGAGTATCTAGTAAACTATCTAAAAGCATAAGTCTCCAGTTGCCTTGATTATTGATGCCCCATCCGCTTTTTTTAGAATGTAGCTTAACAAATATAGGATTGTCTATATTTTGTAATTGCTTTAAAAAGGGTAAAATATCACCACCAATATTGTGATGGTACAATACACTTGTAGGTAAATCCCTAAAAACTTCTAACGCTTGTCTATTATCATTTTCTATGCAAAGACCTAAATGTATATCTGATATATCTTTAAATTTATATAATATATCATAAAATTCCTGGGCCATATCTGTATGATAAAGCCAAAGCAAAATTGCTACTTTGTTTTTCATTGTACTACTATGGTACTTCTTCTGTATCTATCTTTCCTAAGATATTAGTTTCTGTATATCCACTAACATCTCCTCCGACCTCTAATAGTTCTAACTTGACTACCCAATTAACAGTTTTACTGTTAGCTCCTTTAACTTGAATATTTAAGTTATCTGTTCCTCCAGCACCTTCACCAGTAACAGTTGCTTGTACATCCCAATTACTATCTGTCTCAGCAATAACAGTTTTAGCAACACTACCAACTAAAGCAGCACCATAACCATCATTATGCAATAATCCTTTCAGAGTATAAGCAGCATTATCTGAATTTGTAGCGTTAACCTGATCAGTTCTTCTTCCAACAATATTGGCACTGAACATCATAGTTCTATTAGAAGCCAATACAACATCAGCGCCATTATTTTGTGCTGTAGTAAAATTAGCATTACTAGTTGTACACCTTAGTACATAAGAACTATTTTGTGCATCTCCATCTTCACCAAACCTACCATGAGATAAAGTTGTTTGTCCATCATTATATGTCCAGCCATTTACTCCTATCATAACACCAGTAGGAGAAGCATAAAATCCTTGATTTGTCAAACCTATATTTCCATTAACATGTAATGTGTAAGACGGATCAGTAGTGCCTAGTCCAACCTTACCATCATTACTAATTCTAACACGCTCACCAGGAGCGTTAGCATCGCTAGTTGCTGTAGAAAACGTTAAAGCTGTTGCATGAGAAGCCGACTGAAAAGCAGCTTCTGCTACGGCTTCTATTTTTGCGGACACATTAGTAGCTGCTCCTCCATCAGATTCTGAAGAAGCAGCAAATTGTATTTGTCCTAGCTGGTCATCAGCAGCGACTGCTGTATCATTTGTTTGGAGCGTTATACTCTGCACATTATTCCTTACTATTTAGGTTAAAATTATACAATATGCCAATTGGTTCCGTCGCATACCAAGGTCATACTTTCAAATTGCGCATATAGCGAAACTGTCGTAGCTCCATCAATGGTAGCTGAGCCACCCCTTTGGATGACAACATTACCTGCTCCACTATCTACTTTCTTCACATAAACTATTTGTCCATCAGAAACACTAGGCATAGTTAGTGTCTTATTTGATCCTCCGGTAGTAACTAAATTTACGTCTGAAGAAATCGTACTTGTTGTTGTTACTGCAGCAGTAGTTCTACTTCTTTTAGCTTCTGTTACAGAACTAGCAGCCAATTTAGCTGTTGTAATACCAAGATCTTTGACTCTTACAGCATCACTATTAATTTCAACAGTACTATCATCTACATTAACAGCAAAGCTTCTGTTAGCACTAATATCCCCGCCACCAGTAAGACCATCACCAGCTGTTAAAGTAACACTAGTATGGTTTATATGTTCATTAGCCACAAAATTGCTTAAACTATCATGATCAATTTCACTGTCTACAGAATTTACAGTAACAGTATTGGTTGCGCTAACAACAAATTCAGCTCCTGTACCATCAGCAAAAGTAACTGTCTCGCCATCATCAATTGTTTGTGTTGTTGTTCCATCACCAATAACAAAGTTAGACATACCACCGCCACCAAGACCAGACACAAAATTTGATTTGGTCATCTTGCGCAAAGCAGCTTCTGAGGTGTCATAAATAAGAATAAGGTCATCATTAGCTACGCTAGTTTCTGCTGTTTGTCCGGTAATAGCAGCAGCGGCTAAGGACACAGCAAGAGCAGCATTACCACTACCATCAAAAGATGTAGCACTATCTGTCGTAACCTGACCTGTTAATGTAAAATCTCTTGCAGCAGCTAGAGCAGTAGCTGTATCAGCGTTACCAGTGACATTACCAGTAACGTTACCTTCAACATTGGCAACAAGAGTTCCTGTTGTAATAGTTAGATTACCAGTACTAGCTCCAGTAGCAGTAGTAGTACCTAAGGTAAATTTATCAACACTTTCATCCCATACAAATATAGCATTGTCTCCGGTACTACCTCTTTCGATTACAATACCGCAATCATTAGCATTAGTACTAGCACCATTATTTAATTCTATTAATGTATCCGAAACAACTGTATTGGTTGTACTAACAGTAGTAGTTGAGCCATTTACTGTTAAGTCTCCAGTGATAGAAAGATCTTGACTAATAGTTACAACACCATCACTAGCTATGGAAATAGCATCAGCATCTCCTTGACTACCTATGGTTCCTCCATTAGGTATCTTTAGTGCTGAACCACTGGCGTCATATGTTAAACCACTATTAGATTCAAAAGTAGCGTCTGTAGCTGCATCACCAAAAAAAACTATTCCATTTGCATTTCTATCTATAGGTCTGTATGACATTTTGTTTCTCTCCGTTGTATTATATTATAAACCAATTTGTATTATCTGATATTAATGTTACACTTTCATAATTACTTGTTATTGTAAAGCTTGAATTGCCGTCAATTGTTTCTGTGCCAACTACAGGATTAATTACCACATTATTAGAACCAACAGTTTTCTTAACTATAATTTCTTTACCACCAACCCCACTAGCTGTAGGAATATACACATTTACCAAAGCCGCACTACTATTTACAAAAACCACATCATTATCAGTAGTTAATGTATAGTGAGAAGTAACGCTCACATAATCTTTATTTACACCACCAGCAGATGTAGTTTGAGTAGTTCCATCACTAAATCTAATACCTCCAGTACCAAGATTTAGCTCTTGAGCACCGCTATTATAAACTAAATTAGCATCTGTTAACAATCCTCCAGACCTATCTGATCCAACAGTACTAACAAAAGGTATGCCCTGTAAATTTAAATTTGCTTCAGACTTTAAATCTCCTCCGCCTAATTTATGTTTTCCTAATTCTACTAAAATAGAACCATTAGCAGCATGACTTCTGATAACATAGCCAATAGGTGCGCAATAATTAGGTATAACAGGACATGTTGCAGTTAACGCACCAGGGGTAGTAGATAAAAATATTTCATCTCCATCACTGAAAGAAGAAGTATCAATATCTCTAACAATACCATAAGTAGTTACATAACCAAAACTATTGTTTTCAATATCATGTGTAGCTAAGCCTACAACACGGGAATTAACATCACTAGCAGCATTTGCAGGAGCTATAGTTGGAGCAATATTGCCATGAGAACCAGTAATAATAACAGGGGTACCATTTGTAATAGTAGCACCAGTGTTGTTTCTAACTCTTAAATATTCTTCTTGGCCCAATTGTTGTGTAACTTCAGACTCTTCATTATAAACAACTAAAGCGTGATTTTCACTATCATAAAATAGCCTGCCTTCTTGATGCGAAGGAGATGAAGCACTATCTTTTAATCCTAGGTCAATAGCGTCATATATACCTGTAGCAGCAGTAATTGCATTAAAAACATAAACTCCTGTAGCTGTTGTTTCTAGTTTTTTAGATCCTTCATAATTTAACTCAACATGAGTTTGAGAACTAGTACCATCAAATACAGCTATCTTTTTACTACCATCAACATTTTCAATATTTGCAGAAGGACTCCTAAGATTTAATTTTCCGGTACTTTCAGAAATAAAACTATCAGTACCATTATTAAATATTTCTAAGGTACTAGAACCAAAAACAGCTTTATCATTAGTTCCAAATAGTATATTATTGCCATTAGTGTCTAAATCAGCTCCTATTTGAGGAGAAGGATCTGTAGAAAGCTCTATTTGTTCAGAATTGGTAACATATATACCTGTAACGTGACCATTTTCATCTAGCAACAAATTTCTAACAAAATGATTAGCTAAATTATTATCACTAGAATCAGAAGCATTAATATTTGGATGTAAAGCTGAGCCTATAGGCTGAATACTATTCCAATTAGCGCTACCATCACCAACTTTAAGATGGTTAAGATCAAGATCATATCCTGGTTCACCACTACCCAAAACAGGATTAGCACTATTCCATTCAGCGGTAGTTCCTTTTCTGATCTGAATTAGTGATATACGGGGCATTTGAACCTCTTTTTAAAAATATAGTCCTTTTGTATTATTAATTATTTATGGTGTCCCACCGTCCATGCCAAGAGCTAATACAAATGTATCTAGTGCAATAATATCTGTAGCAAATATATCTTCTTTAGCAAAGCCTGTGGCTACTCCAATATTACTAGGTTGTGTTTTAGTAACTTCAACACTTGAGCAGGTAGCGCAATCAATTGATGTCTCGATTTGAATTGTATGTGATTCATTGGTAATATCAACTGTATAATCGCTCATGATTGACATCCCAAAACTGTAGTAGATTTACTATATCTCTTCACAATAGTAGCATTACCAAACAATAATTTAATAGTATATTTACCACCTCCACTATAGAAATCATTATCTGATTGTAGTTCCAAGTCATATTTAGCACTAGTAAAATCAAACCCGTTTGTAGTTGTTGCAGGAAATTCTAAAAGAAGTTTTCCATTGGGGCCATCTATGGTAAATTTATAATTAGAAACATCTAAATTACCACTAGAATATGTTTGTGTAAGATTTGAATTGGTTTTCCATATTAGTCTCGCGCACCAATTCGTAATATCTATTGCAACGCCATTTGAGTCTTTGTATACTAATGACAATCTAAAAGAGGAACCTTGTTCTATCGAAAAGTCATATTGGGCTGCGCTCATAATTGCTCTCTATAAATTGGGGCGTTTCTGCTTATTTATTTATACACTATATAAAGCAAAAAGGGCCAGCACACCGCTAGCCCTTTTCTTTGAAAAGTCTTACTAAGTATAAACTTATTATAGAGAACCGAGAAGTACTCTACGATTATCAAGAACCGCAAAGCCAACTTCAGCCCAGCCGTAGAAACCAGCTCTCTTCTGACGATGTAAAGTATCGTCTTCGAAGATCTGAACTTCTTGTCTAACTGGCATGATGAAGCTGTCTCTCTTGCGAAGATCAAGGCCAACAACGATTTCTTCATCGCTACCACCCATACTTGCGTTGAGGGTATTGCTGTAGAACTGTTGATATTCTTGACCAACACCGAGCTCATCGAGGTCATGAAGGTTGATACCAAAGACTCTGTTAACAGCGCCATCAGCAGCTGTGTAGATTTCTCTACGAGTAACTTCGTCAACTTGATCAACATTCCAGTTTCTGAGATCTTCCATAGCTTCTGGTGAAACGTAAAGATCTGTTAACTGACCTCTGTTGTTAGAAGCAGAATTGCCTCCACCATTTCTGCGCATGACAGTCTTTAGAAGAGAAACAAGTCTCTTAGTGAACTGACCTGCATCAGCATCGCTGTCGAAGACAACAATGTTACGATCAACACCAGCGGCTAAAAGTGTGTGCCATCCATCGTCATTCATCTTCTTGACGAATTGATGCTCAAGCACTTCCATGGCGCGACCAACGACGTCCCAGCGAGCGTCACGAGCATACTTTAAAAGATAATCAATGCTAGCACCAACATCATAAGTTGGAACCATGACATAATCACCTTCTACATGACGTTCTGGAATGTATCCATGATTAGGAATTGTATAAGCTACAAAGTCCCTTTCACTTCCAGGAGACAAGAAGTCTAATGGAAATTCTGGAGTAGCACCTGGAGCTAACTGAACAGCTTCAAAGATACCATCAAGAATGTTACCACTTAAAACACCTTGGCGTAGTGGAAGTTCTAAAGCCTTTGCAAACTCTGCATTGGCATTTAAAGATTCTTCTCTGTTAGCTGACCCAGAACGTTTAAGAAGCTCTGTTAGCTCTGGAGAAGGCTGAAACTTATTAGTATTATCTGACATTTTAAATTTCTCCATTGATTACAAGGGTTTAAGTTATACGATATTGATAGATACTTTAGCATAATCATCGGCATCTTTTTTACTCAAAAAGGTACCAATTTGATAAGCACCAGCTGCTGCGGTATCAGTGATAAGACCACTAACACCAACATAAGCTTTATCTCCAGCACTTGGTGTGCCGTCGATAGAATTAGTAGTAACTTGACCAACTCTTAAAAGAGCGACCTTGCTACCAACAGAAACTTCGTCTTTATGATAGTTAATATGCTGTCTAGTTAAATCAATGTCAACAACATCGTTTAAAAGAACACCCATAGGAACTTTACCACTAGCAGTAGCAGCATATGCAACAACAGCAGCGCTGTCGTCCATAGCTACACCACTACCACCTGCGCTAAGAGTAGCAATGCCACCTCTAGTTTCGGCGGTATTCATGAAAAATGAAACGTCAACTTGACTTTCAATGCGATCTGGTTTTAGAGCCATTTTAATTCTCCGTTTATAATTAGGTTTACTTCTTGCCTAGTCTACTATACACAAAATCTACAAGAGCCGCTCTTGTACTTTCTACTTCGGAATCTGTTTCTTCACCAACTCCGAGATTGACTTCTTCTTCAACTTCGATGCTATCAAGCACCTCAGATGCTTCTGAAGTTTCTTCGGCTTCTTCTGTAGCTTCTTCTGAAGTTTCTTCTACCTCGGATGACTGAGCTTCTGTTGCTTCTTCAGCCTCAGCTGCTTCGACTTCTTCTGGCTTTGGATCTTGTGTAGAAACTTTATTGAGCGTTGCTACAATAGCCTCAAATTTTTCATCATCAAATGATTCAAATGTCTTGGTAGCAGCTTCAGCGTCTTCTTCGCTTAAGCCTGCTTCGATTAATGTGGCCATACGCTTCTTATACATTTCAGCCATCATTCTTTCTTCTTCATTTTTTCTGTATGTGGCTAAGAGCTCATCTTTTTCTGCAAGCTCTTTCTTGTACATTGCATTTTCTTCTTCTTTTTTCTTCATTTCTTCATGATGAACAGCTTCAAGTTCTTCTTTCATAGCCTTCATCTTGTCGTGGTAGCCAGCTTCAAGTTCTTCTTTCATAGCCTTCATCTTATCATGATAGCCTGCTTCAAGCTCATCTTTCATTGCATCTCTTTGACCACAATGATCAGCTTCAAGTTTTTCCTTCATGGCCAAAACATCTGCTTCGCAAGCCTTAGCTGCTTCTTCTTGAGCCTTGTCATGTTCTGCAATTTGTGCTTCAAGGGCTTCAACTTTCTCAGAAAGTTCTGCCTTTGCAGCTTCTAAATCTTCGGACACTTCTTCCGTCTCTGGTTTGTTTTCGGCCATAATTTCGGTCTCCATTAAATGTGAACGTGTTTGATTATCAAATACACCTATTTTTTGATTTTCTTCGTTTTTTTCTGGCAACATATTATTTTTTGTAAAAATTATACTCTCTTCGTTAGCTGGCTTATCAACAAAGCCCTTGCCACTGAAAGTAATATTTCTCAAAACTCTACCAATTTTGTAATTTTCAAATTCTCCCAATCCGCCATATGCTTTCAAATATTTGGTTAAATATGCTGTATCATGATTTCTATTTAATATTTTATAAGTACCAGAAGTTTTGTCAATTAAACCATAGTCAAAATTATTGAAAAAACATTCCATACTAACATATTTACTACCATTTTCAATTTCATCTATTAATTCTTCACTTCTGATTTTAAGCTTAGGATCACTAAAACCCCTATAAATAACAGAAGCTGTTACGATATGAAATTTATCTGGAACTTCTGATAGTTTAGTATCTTCAGGAAGAATATTTCCATCAGCATCAATTGGCCAATTAGAAACAATATGACCAATAATTGTATTTTCGTCGTGTTCTAAATTTGTTGGTTTATCTTCTGGAGTATTTTTAGCTTTCCAAACTTCAGCCTTATCAAAGATGTCATCGTTTTTATTCCAGTTGCTACTAACTAAAATAGACTGAACATAATAAAGATCTTTATCTGAATAAGAAGCTAAACTTTTTAAATTCTTAATAGAATCTGTAGGTTCTGCTGGAACAACAGAACTAGCATAACTAATAGAACCAGCAGTTAATAACTTAATACTGATACCATCTTCTTTTTCTTGATCATATATTACCATTATTATTTCTCCGTAGAATGGACATCAGATGAATACACCAAACTATAAAATATGGCCTTTGCCTGCTTCTGTTCTTCAACAGACATTTCAGCATTTATTTCAGATTGTAGATTAAATCTCCATTTGTCATACATAGAAATCGCATGATGTATTTCGGGATTATTAATTTTGTTCATAGAAGACTTTACAATTTCTTCACTAACTTTTGTATTTGGGCTAATTGTAAATAATATTTTTGTTTTAATACTGTCTAACTCATCATACTCTTCGCTAGATAAACTTCTAAGATTTTTCTTTTGATAAAAGTCTAATAGTATTGGATGTAGAACTTTAGCTATATCGTCTTGTGCTTTATTCGCCCAAAGAATAAGACTAGCACCAGTTTGAGGAGCAAATTGTTTCTCTTTTCGTTTTTCAGTATCTTTAGAATTTTTAGGTCTTCCTTCACCAGGAACACCTGTTTTAGTTTTAGGCTGTTTGCTTAATTCAATTTCTTTTTTAATATCGTTCATATTTTTCTCACCATTCTTGTTAGGCAATAAATCTAAACCTACTTCACTAGGAGTAGCTAAGCCTAATTGTAATGCGAGTTTCTTGAGAGATGAGTCTAGAACATTGTCGCTAAATGGACCATTCTTTGGTGGCATCTTTTTATTCTTTCTGGCTTTATGCTCTCTCTTAACTCTTGTATTTTCCATATCATCGTCAAATCCAAATCTTTTCTTCAATACCTCTTCAGAAATTATACTTCTATCAGCTAATTGAATAAGTAAAGCCTTTTCGGATTCTTCATTACTCAAATCCATTCTGTCAAATTCTATTCTTGCTGGAGTAGCAAAACCCATAGCCTTTTGTACGATTCTAATTTCTTGTTCCCAAAATTCTGCTAATACATCTCTTCCATATTGCAGTCTTTGTGTCAAAGTTTTTAAACTAATAAAGTTATTGGTAGTTCCTGCGGCACCATATGTGCCAGTAAGAGTAGGAGGAATACCTAATCCAGCATAAACACTATTGAGGTGAGGAGTATACTTGCCTTCTCCTAAAAATTGATGAACACTAGTTTTAGATTCTAATAATTCAATATCCGGACCCCAAACTAAATCCATTGTACCGCCACCAACATTATTACCAAGAATTTGTGCTAGCTTTGCTGTAGCACTTTTTGTAGGTGCAATTCTATGTTCAAGATTACCCAACTTAAATATTCTAACATTTGAAATAGCCCCATCTAAAGCTGCCATATCTGCTAACTTTAATTTTTCAATTACAGTAATATCATCCATGATTGCATATATCATAGGATATGCCCAGCTTTGCCAATCGTCTTTCTTGTAGTGATAGACCAAAGTCTTTATAGGATCTAATGGGTATTTGTTTTTGCTTTTAGCTGCTTCAACAATAGCCGGTGGTAAATTGGCAATTACTTCTCTTTCTTGATCTGTTTTAGGAGCATTAATAAGTTTTCTTAAATGAGCCGGTAAAGTTAATTCATATGTTTTATTCTGAACAAATGAAGACATAGCACCACCAGCAACATCGACACAAGAAGGATCAATAAAAGTATAAATCCATGGAATTTCTCTTGACGCTACAGGATTATCAATGCTTAGTAAAGATATATCAGCAGCAGCATTTGCAGCATACATTTGATTTATAGATTTAGTACTAAGCTTGCCTGTTTGTCTATTGATAACAACATTACCAGTTTTATATAAGTTGTTTAAAAATCTTTCACTTCTATCCTTACCATTACATCTTCTAAACCATTCTTGGAAAAATCTTTCTGTCTTTTTAACTTTATGAACTAATCTAATACCTTGAGCCCCAAAGTCTCCCATAAGATCAATAACATTTTTGACCAAACCTACTCTTTGATAAATATCATCAGCTTTTCTAATAATACCTTTAATCTTGACTGGCACTCTTTCGGAAGGACGAAAGTAATCATAATCACTTCTAGTCAATCCAGGTCTACCATCTGTAGAAGTATCTAGACCAGAATAATCAGATCTAAACCTGTGCGCCTTTGCAGAATGTATAGCATCATATTCTTCTAATGCTCCAGCAGAAGCTTTCATGGCTTCATTTCTGCTACCGTCGTCATCTCCCCATAAAACATAAGCCTCTTCTTTTTGTAGAGGCTCTGCATCTTTAATTTTTTCGTTTTGTTCTTTTTTTTCTTCTGACATATGCTCGTTTCAAATGTAATAGTATTGTGATTCTATTGTCTGTATACACCAAGATATATATCATCTTGATTTACAGCCGATGTAAACCATTCTGGCCCTTTATACATATCTCCCTTTTGTTTAGGAACATCTCTCAAATTACCACCGATCATATCAAAGTTAGGACGTAAATCAGGGCTTTTTACCTGTCTAGCCATCATATTAGCAATCAACAAAGAACTATACCTATCCTTTCTTAATCTACCCTTTTTACCATTTTGCAGTTTGACTTCCGGAGTATCCCATCTGTCTCTCGCATTTGGTCCTGTGCTAGTCTGACTCATTACGATTGTAGTCAATTCGTTTTTCAATTCCTCAATTTCTAAAATACAGTCACTAACATTATCATAAAGATTATCTAATGAAGATTCAAGTACATTTTTACCTTCTTTTTCTAATTCTATTCCCAAAGTTAAGTTGTCAAATCTGGGAAATAATAAGACTTTATCTTCGAAATCTTTTCTTAATCCATGATTAGCTTGTGCTGTCCAATCAGCCTTAGCAAACTGTACCATATCTAGAATATGTAAACCTGCTTGACCATCTGTATCTTTTTGTTTATCTGGATTAATTACTGGTAATATTAAATTTTCTCCTTCTTGCAAATTACTAGGATCATGTAAAGCTTCTTCAATAGCTATACCACCACCCTGTGCATCCAAACCTATAAGAACAGGAGGAAAGACTTTCATTAAGTCCCTAATTTTTCTAGCACAGAAATTATAAAAATCATGTTCTTTAACTGTTCCTGTTTTTTGTCTATCTTTGAAATTTACCCTATTAGTAGTCCACACATAAACTATTCTACTATGGTCCGGATGTACTTCTAAAACAACAATACTAAAGTTATCTTTTTCCGAAGCTGGGTCAATTCCATATACATATTGTCTATTTGGTTTACCCTTATTAACTGCATCAAATACTATTTTTTGTTCGCCTATCATAATAGGATTAGTTTCATTTGCAACACAAGATTCTATTAATGTTCTCTTAAAAAATCCATCACTATCATTTACAAAACAGGCAGCATATTCCATATTATAAATACCTGTATGAATTGTAGCTTTAGCCCTAGCTACCTGTTTATCATCCATAAAACCTTTTGGTATTAGCTCATACGGAACTCTAATAATACTATAGTCCTTCCAATTAAAATTTTCTGGTACCTCGCCTTTAAATATTTCTTCCAGCTTCTGCATATCTCCTTGACTTCTAATAATTCTTTTATATCTATTCCAGTATTGTGCAAAGTGCTTGAAACCATAATCGGCTGTACCACTAATAATAGCTTGATTGCTTTTGGGAGTGCTTAATTCTTCCAGACTTTCATTCCAAACTCCTGCTTCAATCATAGCTTGCTTCTTTGCTTGTTCTTTAACGTTTTCAATAGGAGTAGCACTAACAGCAGCAAAACCAGCAACAACAGTCTCGTAAATATCTGGTGATATAGACGCAAATTCGTCAGCAATAATAATATGTGCCCTGAGACCTCTAATTTTGCTTCCATCACCCATAGGAACAGCAATAGTCCAACTATCACCTAATCTTAAAGTACATCTGTCTACATCTCTTCTAGGGCCATCTTCATTGCCAGAAAATATACTTCTAAGTATAGGACTGTTTCTCCATATAGTCTCCATATATTCAAAAAGTATTTTACTCTGTCTAAAAGCAGCACCTACGACAACTATTTTAGTTCCTGGTACAAATGTGCATTTTAAAATACAATAAAGGCTCATTAAGAAAGATTTACCAAAACCACGACTAGCCACAAACATAGGGAAAGGACGAGTCCAAAACTCTTGTAGTATAGCAACTTGTATCGGATGAAGTTGTATATTAAATAGGATCTTACAAGTAGAACCTAAATATAAAGGATCTCTAATAAGTCTCATTAAATGAGCGTCAGGTCTTTCAATATCGTCTTTGGTCCTATGTATCATAGGATTATGATCGATATCTAATTGACTTAAATCACCTAAGCCTAACCAAGCATCATCAAAAGTAGTTTTTTCTTTAGCCATTCTGTTTCTTTTTCTTTAGTCTTCTGGACTTATTAATAGCCCTTTGAACCATAAGTTTAGCAACCGTCCTGACGAAAGGGAGATTCCTTTTTTGAGCTTCTTCATTTAACCAATCTAAAATCGTTCCTAAATTTTCTTCACACCAATCTGGTCCATTATTATTCATCTCCAAGGCGTGTCTTTTACAACTGCAGTTAGGAGTACTCTTAATGCCCATCGCACTAATCATACCAGCTAAAATAGCTCCAGGTCCATCAGGATCAGATTCCAATGTTTTAGGGAAAAGGTTTTGCAGATATGCTTGAGGATTTTCTCCCATAAGCTCCTTTAGTTTTGTCTGGAATAAACTTAGAGACCTATTGTCTCCTAAAGCGTCATATGCTTCTCCAGCAAATAATGTTACCTGTGTTGGAACCCTCATAATTTGTACGCCAATTTGTTTTGTCCATGGCTGATCCCAATATGTAATTTGTAATTCTTCTAGTGTAAAAGGGTCGGGTTGCTGTAAATTCCCTTTAGGGTCTGTAAAAGGCTCCTGTCTTAATTGTACTGGCTTATCAAGTTTCATTGTCATCTCTCCTATTTTTATCTATATAATAAATACGTTTAAAAATTTGTTCCGCTAAATGTTCAGCAAAATGATGATTCTCGCAAAACATCACTTTTATATTATGTTTTAACTGCAAATCTAACAAGTTCTTAATTATAAAATTTGGACTTATTTTAATTTTGTTCCACATTCTTTTAGGTATGCTAGATCCTGCAGGATATCTCAAAACATCTTCCAAACCAAATTCCAAAAGAACAAATGCAAATTCCACATTTCCTAATCTTTCTACCCAATCTTTAAATCGTTTTTCTGTAATATTGGTTGCAAATTCATTGACACTCTTTTTCCTCTCAATAGCTACTAAATTCTCTAGCCCTTCAATACTATAGTCTCCCGTATCTAATTTTTGTGATACAGTACCATATGTCTTAAAATTCCACGGTTGTTGTTCTCTTGTGTCAACTATTATATTAAAGTCTTCGTTTGCCATTGTTGTATACTATTTTGGAAAAAACAGATTCATAAACATGTTCTAAACCTTTGATCATGTCGTGATGAGCTCTACACAAAGTTATACCATTACTTACCTCGTATCTAAACCCAGGATATTCTGCCCAGGTTTTAATATGATGTACATTTAATTTCTTTTTACTTTTACACCCTTGCCATTGACAAGTGTATTTGTCTCTTGCTAATACTTTTTTTCTAAAATTCTTATATAATGGGTCGTCGTAATTTCTATACATCATACAGCTTACAATCCGCGTCTACCATTTCTTTCACTAGCGCACTAAAACTAATGTGGGGAGTCCATCCTAGTTTCTTTTTCGCCTTAAAAGCATGACCTCTTAAATAATCCACTTCTGCTGGTCTAAATAGATTTTCATCTATTTCTACGAAGTCTTCGTAGTTTAAATCAAGATACTCAAAAGCTTCTCTTAAAAACTCTTGAACACTGTGTTCTTCGCCTGTGGCGATAACATAATCTTCTGGAACTTCTTGGTTCAGCATCATTCTCATAGCTTCTACATAATCTTTTGCGTGTCCCCAATCTCTGTAGGAATAAATATTACCTAGTTTTAATTTTTCATTGGACTCTACTAATTTATTATTGATGAGTCGTCCAATGTATTTTGTTATTTTTCGAGTAACAAAATTTTCTCCTCTTCTAGGACTTTCATGATTAAATAATATTCCGCTACAAGCATAAAGACCATAACTGTCTCTATATAGCTTTACCGTGTGATGACTTGCTACTTTAGCTACAGCATAAGGACTTTGCGGACTAAATGGGGTTTCTTCGTCTTGATACTTACCTTGCTTTTCATCGAAACTAAAGTTACATCCGAACATTTCGCTTGTGCTAGCTTGGTAAAATCTAATTCCAGGATTATAGTTACGAATAGCTTCTAATATGTTTACTACCCCGCAAGTGTTTATATTGAAAGTAGTAGATGGTTGCTTAAAACTAGTTCCAACATGACTTTGTGCTGCCAGATTATAAAATTCATCTGGATCATTTTGTATAACAATTTGAGAAACACAAGAAGGATCTGTAATATCAAATTCTTGTAAATGGAAAAGTTTATGTCCTATTAAATGATTTATTCTACCGAAATTATTGGTGCTGTTGCGTCTATGAAGCCCCACAACCTCATATCCTCTCGATATCAAGTTCTCTGCTAAATAGCTACCGTCTTGTCCTGTTATCCCAGTCACACAAGCCTTTTTATTCATCTTTAACACTTTCTGGAGTTAGAAAAGGTTGATCCACGCCGCCGTCTTCATATTCATGATACTCGGTTAAGTCGCTTTTAAATTTATTAGTAGCTTCTTTGAGTATCTCCATTTCCTTACCTTCTTTTTCTCTTATGTCTTCATCTTCCAACATTCTGATTAATCCAATCCAGCTACTTTTACCATCTTCAATTCTTTTAATTCTTTGTTCTCTGGTGGCCTTAAGGTCTTTACTTATCTTTTGTTGCTCGTTTAAAAGTTTTGTATACTCGTTTGTATAATTTGCTATACTATTTCTGGCAAAACTAAGTTGTGTCTCTAAATTAGTAAGCTTTGGAATATCCCTATCTTCTTCATCTTTTGCGTATTCATCATCCACTAATTTTTGAAGTTTTTCTGTTTCCGATATGTGTCTTTTTCGTTCCTTCATGCTTCTATTGATCAAGATATCAATAGTAATAAATTGTTTAATCTGTAATTCTTCTGCTGCTAAAACATCTTCTCTAAACTGTTTCATTAGATTGATCCAAGTGCTTTCAAAATATTCTAATTCACCACTTGTTTCATCAAACTGATTTGTAATTTCGTGCCAAAAAGATTTACCGTGTAGCTTTTGTTTTAATGTTTCATAATCCTTTGCTTCTTCGCTATTTGAAAATACATTATTTTCCGTAATAAATCTATTAATCGGAGCAACACTTCTATTCAAATGTTCCGCTATTTCTTCTACTGATAATATTCCATAATTATCACGTATAAACTGTTCTTCTGTTAATCCCAATTGTCCACGTTTTTTAGGAGCTGGCTTTTTATTCATCTTTATCCTTTTGTGCTAACAAATTACTAATATGCGCTTTTAGCTTTTCCATCTTATCTTTATTTATTTTGACTCCATGTTTTAGTTTTAAATAATATTCTCTATTTTCCCCAGAAATGTTTTTATCTAAAAATTCCACTATTTCTTTATTAGCAATCCACGAATCACTATTTGACTTATAGAAAAATTCCTGATCATTATCAATATAAGAAGGCTGCATAATATTCTTTTTATTCTCATTTCTAGCATACCAATTCTTATATATTTCGCAATCTAATTTGTTGCTAAATTCTAAACATCCATTAGTAGATTTTTTCATATGTTTATCATAAAACTTACAACCAATGCAAGGACTATCTGGCCTTTGATAATTATTTCTTTTAAAATTGAATAACCTATTTCTCACATGAGTCCACAGAAAATTTTCTAATGGTCTTGTATGATCATATTTCTCCAAACCTTCCAAAGCAAAAATAGAAGCTTGCTGTTTCATATCTTCAGTGCTATGATAACCAAAACGAAATTTATGTATTAATTTACGTGTAATTACATCTAAAACTCTTAAAAACTCTTCCTCCGAAACTTTAGCAAATTTATTCTTTTTCTTTTTTGCTTTTATTTTTTTACTGCCTTGGGGCTTGGTCCGTGTAGATTTCTTCTTCTTCTGAGTCTTCAATTCCTGTTTCTTCTTCGTTTTCGTTGGTTTCTTGCTCATTTAGTAATTCTGCTATGGACTTGGTGGGAGTAGACGTAAGATCGCCACTAACATCTAATTCTGTTGATGCTGTCACTTTCAATACTGATCCAACAATTTTATCTGAATTTTTATTCATGTTTTATCCTTGCATAACAAGAGTAATAAACTATCATAATAGTAACTAAAAGGCCGATTTAGTCAAGGAGATATATAAAATGAAGTATAAAAAATGGTCTGATACGGAACTATCATATATAAAACACCATTCTGCTGATATTCCCGATAAATACATTGCTCAAAAAATGACCGAAATGGGAGGTACCACTATCACAGCAGACATGATTAGGAGACAAAGAAGGAACTTAAAGATCGTTAAAAGAAAAGGAAGACCCCCAAAACATAAGGCAAACGAACAATGAAAAAGACTGTTATAGTTACTGGAGGATCTGGTTTTTTAGGATCTTTTGTAGTTAAAGAACTATTAAATGACCAAAACAAGTATCCTTTTAGAGTTATTAGTCCTAGAAGCAAGACATTTGATCTTACTAAGCGTAAACATGTAAATAACCTGTTTGATATACTCAAACCTGATATGGTTATTCATTTAGCAGCAAAAGTGGGTGGAATTGGTGCTAATAAGGAAAATCCTGGTAGTTTTTTCTATGATAATATTATGATGGGTTTAAACCTTGTAGACGCATGTAAGGAATATGAAGTAGATAAGTTTATTCATGTGGGAACTGTATGTAGTTATCCTAAACATTGTAATGTTCCTTTTGTGGAAGATGATTTATGGAATGGATTTCCAGAAGAGACCAATGCTCCTTATGGTATAGCTAAAAAGTCTATTATTACTATGCTGGAGGGATATAAAGAACAATATGGTTTAAATAGTACAGTTTTATTACCTGTTAATTTATATGGTCCTGGGGATAATTTCGATGAAAATAGTAGTCATGTTATACCAGCAATTATAAATAAAATACATAAAGCTCAAGTTTTGGGGGAACATGAGATAGTTTGTTGGGGAGATGGAAGTGCTACTAGAGAATTTCTATATGTAGAAGATGCTGCTAAGGCTATTTGTAAGGCTGCTATTTCTGACATTAATGATCCTACTCCTATTAATTTGGGGGGAACAGGAGAAATTAGTATAAAAAAATTGGTAACAATAATTAATGAGCATATGGGTTTTGGGGGTAATATAGTGTGGGATAGAAGTAAGCCTAATGGACAACCAAGAAGATGTTTAAGTAAACATAAATGTGAAAGGTTATTAGGATGGAAAGCCGAAACAGATTTTGTTGCAGGAATAAGGAATACGATATCTTGGTATAAAACATCATATTTATAATGGAGAATATATGTGTGGCATTATAGGTTTCAAAGGATATGGAGATAAAAATGCAGTATTTGAAACCCTAATGGCTTTAGAAAAATTGGAATATAGAGGGTATGATAGTTCAGGTATTGCTTATTTACGTAACGGTACCACGTTTTTAATAAAACAAGCTGGTTGTGTGGAAGATCTGTTATTAAAAGTAGATCCAGGTGCATATTCTAATAATTGTATAGGACATACTAGATGGGCAACTCATGGTAAGCCTTCTAAACGTAATGCTCATCCTCATGTAACGTCTGATTTAAGATTGTCTATAGTTCATAATGGGATTATAGAAAATTACCTAGCGCTTAAAAAAGAATTAGAAGCTAAAAGATATAAGTTCTTATCAGATACAGATACCGAAGTGCTTCTGTATTTAATTTATGATCATTTAGTGAAAGATAAGGTAAGTTTAAAAACAGCTGTTAAGTTAGCTTTGAGCAGAGTTGTTGGGGCCTATGCTTTTATTCTTATAGATAAACAAGATCCTGACGTAATGATATGTGCAAAAAAAGGTAGTCCTTTGGCTATTGGAATATCTAGGACTGAAGATCATTTTTATGTGTCTTCTGATCCTGTAGTTTTTCCAAAATATGTAGAGAATGTTATCTATGTAGAAGAAAATAGTATTGTCAAGATTACTGATAAAATAAAAACATATAATATCGATAGTGGATCTGCATCCAAGCATAAGATAGAAAAATTGCAAAACAATTGGTTAGATATAGAAAAGAATGGTTACGAATATTTTATGCAGAAAGAGATCTATGAACAGCCTAAAAGTATTAAGAATACGATAGCTGGTAGAATAGATGGTTATAGAATAGTTTTTGGGGGACTTTTGGGATATGAAAAGATATTTGAAAAAGCTAAACATATTACGATCATAGCATGTGGCACTAGTTGGAATGCAGCACAGATAGGTAAATATTATATAGAGGAATTTTGTAATAAAAAAGTTAGTGTGGAATATGCTAGTGAATTTAGATATAGTGATAAGAAAAATATCAAGCCAGAAGATATTGTGATAGGTATCTCTCAATCTGGTGAAACAGCTGATACTTTAGAAGCATTGAAAAAAGCAAAAGATAAAGGATGTCATGTTATAGGCATTTGTAATTCTGTTAATTCAAGTATAAGCAGATTGACTGAGTGTGGGATTTATTTAAAAGCAGGTACAGAAATAGGTGTTGCAAGTACAAAGGCTTTTACAAGTCAAGTAGTAACGTTATTAATGCTATCCTTGTGGATAAGCCAAAATGATTATCATAATGATCATGTCTATAATGAAACTAGAAAAATGTTAATACAACATATTAATGACATAGATGTATTAGTAAGTAAAAGTTTATTTACAGACGGAAAGATGTTAGCTATAGCTAAAGAACTGAAAGATGTAAACAAGTTTATATTTATTGGCAGACAATATAATTATCCTGTGGCATTAGAAGGTGCATTAAAGATGAAAGAATTATGTTATAATCATGCCGAAGGATATGCGGCAGCTGAATTAAAACATGGTCCTATAGCTTTAGTGGATGATAATACTGTTGCAATAGCAGTGAATAATAATGTAAGGCAAACGGATAAGATGAATAGTAACATACAAGAAATTAAGAGTAGGGGCGGAAGAATAATTAATATAGACTGTAGTAAAAACACAAGTACCGATGTAGATTATAATATACAAATTCCTATTGTCCATTCTTGTTTGAGTCCTATAATGAGTGTAGTGCCGTTGCAATTATTTGCATACCATAGTGCTGTGTTCAGGGGCAAGAACGTAGACAGGCCAAGAAACTTGGCTAAAAGTGTTACAGTAGAATGATTATAAAAAGACTTACAGAAGATTATATTGAGCAGTATCTGGAATGTGTTGGTGATTTAAATAATCCTAACATCAGACAGTCTCGTGTTAAAAATGCTATTAACATATTGAAAAGCAGACCAGATAATATAATTACGTTTATGTTGTTAGATGAGAATATTCTTGTGGCAACAGCTACAATAATTATGGAAGATAAAATAAGATACAAACAAAAGTGTTGTCATATAGAAGATGTTGCGGTTATGAGCGCATATAGAAAGAAAGGATATGGCAAAGCTATAGTAGAACATTGCATTAATTATGCAGTAGGTGAGAATTGTTATAAGGTTAGATTGAATTGTGCGGATCACTTAATAAAGTTTTATAGTGGCGCAGGTTTTAAAAATATAGATAATGGTATGGTGAATTATGTATAAAATTGGATTTGTTACGATTTTGGTATTTGCAAGCTGTAATGTTGCATATGGTCAGAGAACAATTGGGGGATTAGGGGCTGGAGGATTAGATGGTAATGGATTTGGAGATCCTGTCGCTAATGATTATGCCGGAATAGATTGGGGATATGATTTTCAAACAGGAATGATAATTAATGGATATAATCCAAACGCAGCAAGAGCTTTTGCGAATAGATCTTCGGGGAATATATATGGAGGGAATATGTATGGAGGAACTCCATCAGTAGGATCTACTGGATACTGGCAATCTAGAGAACCAGAAATGGATGCCTATTTTAGAATGAGAATGAAAAATAGGATGTATAGGGATCAAGAGTATCGCTATAATAAATACAGACACTCCGCTGCTGGTCGTTACGAAATGTTTGGTAGATAAGCGGGAAAGTGTGCGGCGCTGCCTTATTTAAAATTATAATAATTGGTCAATAAACCGGCCAATATTTATAGGGCTGTCTTACTATTTTTGTACCACCCCCCAAAATTTTCCCCCCTGTCAGGGGGTGATAGTAAAACAAAAAAACCCCCCTTTCGAAGTATATACAAAATTATACTATATCGACCCCCTCTATAGTGCTATGCGACTATAATATATTTGCACACCTAAATTATGCTAGGCAAATACTAGTGTACGCCTGCACACCCCCCACCCCCTAACAAACCGCGTACCATTCGGCAACAAAATATTTTTTTCTCGTTTGGCATGAAACTATATTTGAAAATTGCCGATTTTTTCTATTGACAATTAAAGTATGTACTGTAAAATGACGATATAACAAATAACAACTAACAAACTTTGAAAGGTTAAAATTATGTCAAACAATTTTGAAATTACTTATCACTCTGATTGCTGCGGTTCCTATGTTCAATCGGACGCTCAAATTTGTCCTGATTGCTTAGAACATTGTGAAGTGATTGAAGAGCGTGTCGATTTTGACGATTCTGAATCGGTACACTTTCAGGCATCACTTGATTTTTATGGGGCGGGTTAAACTTCCCCTTGCAAATTGTCGATAGGTATTGTAGACTCGCGATATTCACAACCAACTAGGAAAACAAAAATGTTCACTTCACTTCAAATTACCAAAGCAATTTCAGAAGCTAGTGACGATCAACAATTATACAGTCCAGCAAAAAGCGAAGTGTCTTATTTGCTTTCATCATGCGGATCTTGGACGATGGGGACAGCGGTTGAAATTGCAGTCGCGGAAGAATTGACACGTTGCGGCATAGATTGCGAACATATCGGCGGCCCCGGTCAGTCAGACATTGTCGCCTACATTGGCGGACGCCGTAGACGGCTAGAATGCAAGGCATCTACACTCGGACCAAAAAGCAATATTTACACTTTTGTAGGAATTGACCCAAGTCAGTTTGACACGTTGCTACTAGCCTTTATTCACCCCACACAAGGACTAGTCGTAAAGAGTGCATCGTCAGACAACGTCAGAACATGGGGACTAAATGGCCCCGGTGGAAAGGAACGATCTTGGAACGTAGACCAGAGAGGAAACGGCGGCTACAGAATGACAACCGCTGTCAACGGGGAAATGTCAGTAAAGGGACTAAACCTAGTAGAATGGAATCCAGCGGGCTTGACAATGGTCAAGTCTGCGGTGTAAAATGTCGATATAATAAATAACACGAAAGGAACCGATGATGACAGACCGAGAATACTACAACTGTGTTTTTCCTGTAAAACGTCCGCAGAACATTTGGGTAGTCACAGATGCTGACAACGGCCACAAGATCGGAGAAGTCGCGGCCATGTCAGAATCAGAGGCTAGAATCAAAGTTAGTCAGCATGTTATGATACCCTTCACCCTATCGCATATAGAGGAGTAAATATGAAAACTAAATGCAATCCACTAAAACTAAACGAAACCAGGTTTTTAAAACGAGCAAGAAAGCAGGACGGTCGATATGTTAAACGCTACTTTTTTAGCAATGGGCTTGGGGCAAGTGTCGTGTGTCATGATCATAGCTATGGTGGTCATACAGGCTACTTTGAACTTGCGTTATTAAAGTATCGTCACAAGACAGACCCAGAAATGACATTTGAGATCGTACAGAATGAACATCCTATAAAGGAACGTCACGGTGTCGCGGATGTCTGGGGATGGCTTGACTTTCACGAAGTAGCAAGTATACTTCAGGAGATCAGAAACTATAACACAGGAGACTATTGGATCAATGAACGAACATAGGGAAAAGAGCCTTTACGATATACTTGACAAGTTCTCGACTAGATTGGTAAGACTGTATTACCTTGCTTGTGCGGAAACAGGCGACGAGGACGGAATGAGAATCTCAAATACCATTTTGCATTGTAGAACAGGAGAAAGTTATGTATAACACAGAAAAGCTAATGAGAAAATATCCTATGCTATCGGCGGCATGGGATGAATGCTCGATGATCT